ATGGCATTCGCTGCCTGATTTTTAGCTGCTGCGGTTAACATGGCTAATTCCTTACTTTTCTTGGTTTGAACTGAAGTGGTCCGTCTAGGACGATAAGGTCGCGGCCATCGGTGTCGATAACCGCGCATTCGTGGGTATAAAATGTATTCAATGGGTCAGCCATCGCTGCAGTGATTGTGATGGCGATGACACCACCATTCCAGCTGATGCCATTGCCAAGTGACAAAGTCAGCAGTACTGCGCCGTCCCTGTCGAACAATTGATACTTCGCAGCCTGAATGCCGCTAATGGGCACGCCATCGACGTCATGCGCTACGTTGATAACGCCGCCAGTGCCCTGACGGAGGGTTAATAACTCAGACACGTGCACCTCCGCTGGATGTCTTTAAGTGGTAGCTGTAGCGGCCAGAGGTCCGCATGCTGTGGGTGTAACGGCTGCTGCTGCGTACAAACAGCAAGGCAACTGGAGCCGGCAATGCAGCAGGGTTGCTGCCAGAAAGGGATATGGTTGCTGACGCTAAAACGGCGACTGAGCCGAGGCCTACTTTGTAGCCATCGGCAGATAATGAGACAGCGCCTGCAAGTTGTGTTGTCGCATGACCGGTCTTGCTGGCCTGCGCTACGATTGCAGCATTCGCACTGGCAGTGACACCAGAAGCGCCTTGTTTAACAACTGAGCTGTAAACAGCAGCGGCTGCAGCAAAATGCACCTGGCTTTGGCCAACCTTCTCGCCCTGGACTGAAGCAAGCGCCGTTGCAGTGACAGAGAACGTCCCTTCGCCGACAACGATATTGCCTGCATAAAGACTGATATCTGCGACAGCCTCTACATAAAGTGGAGCAACGCCGACTTTGTTTGCTGCTATGCCCAGCACCGCATTAATTGGTACCGTGATACTGGCTGAGGTGTTTTTACTCGCCGACAAAAGGATGCCGGCAGTTGTGGGCAGACTCAGTACTGCAGAGCCAATTTTACTTCCCTGAGTGGCCGCCACTGCAGCAGCAACAGCCGACACAGATGCATTACCAACTTTGGAACTGGCCAAAGCTGCTGATGCTGTCGCGCTGACACTGATTGTGCCTTCACCGATGTAAAGGTTGCTGTAAAACACCCACCAGCTGTTGGTTGTACCAGCAAAGCTGATCAGGGTAAGATTTCTATCAGATGCGTCATTGACCCAAGCAGTGCCTGAACCACTCGAACCGCTATCATCCCATTGTGATTGATAAGTACAGTTAGTCCCATAAGTGCGGACGCCGTATAGCTCAAATGCCGCAGTGCCGGGAGCTGAAGATCCAACCTTTCCTATCTGATTCCACGTTATGTTTGTGATTAGTGAGTTTGCGGCGGGAGCAACATAAGGCCCGGCAATACGAACACCGTTTTTTGTTAAGTACAACGATTGTGTAGACTCTTCCCACTCAGCGCCGTATTTATGGCGCTCGTTTAACGACACAGATCCCGCGGCAGACTCAAGATAGACGGTACTGCTATTCCGCCATTGCAGCGTACCTGTGATTGTGTTGATCCTTAGCGCGTGAGTATTGTTGCTGCTGGACCCGAGTAAGTTCACAAAACCCGCCGCACTACCGGTCAGTGGTTTTACATCGATTTCAATGCCGCTAATATCGGTATTGGTACCGGCGTTAATTGAGCAAGATGGCATCGAAATAAAAGCGTCGGCACCCTGCCCGGATGTGCTTACAGCATGAGGCATTATCGGACGCTCACTACGCTGCTAAGCAAATAATCACACTTCCAACGCAGTTTTCGTGGATAGCCGTTATATGGCAGCGCAGCTTGGTATTCACGAACAGTAGCTATACCGTGTAAAGCCGTCGCGTGATACCAGGCAGACACACCATCGCCATACTGATCTTGTGCTTGGACCACAATGTAGGTTGTCTCTACCGGTGCAGCTGACAGCCTAACCACAAACTGACGATCGCTGGATTCGTCTATTTCATGCCATTCACCATCGAGCTGCGCAGTCCGAGCAGCGACAAGATCCGGCAGTGTTACAGCAGCGAATGGCCGCTTTTTGTTGGCCATGTCATACACTACAGCGCGAAACTGCTGCAGCTTCACTGCTAAGTCCGGCAAGTTTGCAATCATGCTGTCCAGCATCGCTAGATTGCCGTCGCCCGCTGTTGAGCCTTCAATGAAGTTAAACGGGTGGTTGCCACCAATTGACCACATCACAGACAGCATTTCGTCACGGAACTGGTGCCCCACCGTCTCTGCAATGTCTTTAATTGCCCCGCTCAAACCCAGCTTTGCAAACAGCTGGTTGACGGTTGTGGCCGGAATTAAAGAGCCTTCCGCGATAGTCTTTGCCTGCAGCGTCGCTAGCAATTGGTTGTTATCCAACGCCAAATGCTCTGGCTTGGCAATCTCACGGGCTAATTCAATAATCGTCATCACCACTCCTAAGTCTGGATCCACAAATCACCAACCTGCGGTGATGCGGGCTGAGTAGCACTTTGTGTGATTGTTTTTTGCTTGCCATCCAGCGCTGTCTGCAGCCCTGTAACAGTCGAGATTGCTTGGGTGCCGGTATGTGTTGAACGGTCGCGCAGTTGCGCATCTGTGGCGTTTGCTGTGGCACCGGACGCTATACCGTCCAGCTTGGTCTTGTCTGCGCCAGACATCAGACCCGCCGCTGATGTGGTAGCGGTAGATGTGCCGGCTTTGTTATCAAGTGCAGTCTGCAATCCAGATACTGTGCTAATCGCCTGCGTCCCAGTATGCGTGCTTCTATCCCTGAGCTGGGCATCAGATGCGTTAGCGGTCGCGCCAGTGGCAATACCATCAACCTTGGCTTTGTAGCTATTGCTGAAATTATTAGTGTCGGCCTCGGCAAACAGCGCGGTCTTAATCTGCGCACCAGTCATTGCGCCGCCACTGGCTACTTGCTGCACCCAGTTGCTATCCGATGCATCCCAGATAAAACGGGATACAGCAGAGCCGGCGCCAGCATCAACATCAGCATAATCGCCAGCGACTGGCGTGGTGACAGCACTTTGTAATGCGCTCAATGATGCATAAACACCGCGATAATGACTCCCTTCAAGACTGGCCAGCTTGTTCTTTTCAGCCGTGGTGTAGTCGTTGGTAGATAATCCCTTACCGGCCTGAACATTTACTTTTCCATCCAACGCTGCCTGAAGCCCAGACACTTCTGCAATATTGTGGTTATGTGCTGGGAGCGTGAAACCCACGATGTCCGCCCAGCTAACCTTGCCGGCACTACCGGAAGGTAAACTATTGAGCTTGGCTAACAGTAGGTCAGTAAAATCATTGGCAGATAGACCTTTGCCGACAACCTTAATTACCCGGGCATCGACAGCGTTGGTCAGCGTTGTGAGCAGATCACTCAGGCCGGTGATGTCGGCCGGCACGGTGTTCCCTTTACGAAGGTAACGACCATCCCCGCGCACCTGGTTGAAATACTGCAAGTGATCATCTGCATCTAATTCGGTCAAGCTGCTATGGCTTGTCACGGATCCACCTCCACCGGTGCCGCCAGATACTGAGACTTGATCAAGCCCGGTATATGGCCGTAGTTTGCTAAAGTCTGTTTTTGTGCGTCCAACCAGCAAGCCTTCGCCCTTGTTACCCTGGTACTGTTTAACCCAGAGTCCCGCGGCACCGGCCTTGACCTCAATGATGTCGTCAACCTTGGCGATCAGGTCTATCTGCCCATCGGGTGGCGAAACATCACTGATGGCAAAAGCCAGTCTGGACTGCCCGATGTTCTGCAACATCAGTGCAAGGCCGGGCGTAATGTCGAGCGCAGCAAAAACATCAGTCCACTGATTTATTTCCACATTGAGCCAGTTAGCCATGCGGATTCCTTGGTTCAAAAATGGTGTGGCGATAGGCATCACGAATGCGATAGCGATGCCAGTAAGCCGGGTTGGGTGTTTGGGTGCAGGTGGCGATGTACTCAGTGCAGATGAGCTTTTTGGGCTCCAAGTCCACCTCAGTTTCACTGCCAACTGCCATACGAAAGATCTGCTGTTCGTCGTAGTCATAACCAATCAGGCTGCGAGCTTTGGCCATGCAGTCATCCGGATGCACGGCGGTTGGATAAAGACCACGCTTCACCCAGCCATAGCGCAGCAAGAATTCTTCAATCGGTGTTTCGACCACGCCATGACCGCCGCGCGCTTCCAACACATGGTCCACGCAATCAAAAGCCACATGACTGAACCAGATGCGGTCTGCGACCATGATGCCCAGTGAGATAGGTTTTAATGAGCCGGCGTAAATCACCGGCACGTACTGCTGGATGATTGGGCTGTGGCTCATGCTGGGGTGCTCACGATGAAAGTGATTGGTGCCATCGACACCTCAAACGGTGCGTTGATGAACTTCAGTGCCTGATTGATGCGCTCCGGCAAAAGCTTCCAGTCACCAGATGGCAACCGGCCTTGCATCACTACGTGACCATTGATGATAGTGGTCCGAAAGTAGAGCTCGTCAGTGGTCGGTATGCCTGAGCCGTGACGCACAACTGGCGTGCTGATTTCACCTGGTGCGCTAAAAGGAGTCACAAACAAATTGCCTTGCCCATCCTTGTCCATCAGGTCTGTTTCAATCCGGATCAACTCATCGGCATGAATGAAAAAAGCCGGCGCGAATTGCCGGCTCTGTTCGTTGATACTCACCGCCTGATTGGCGTAAGTGAAGTTTGGTGGAGCAAGTGGTGGAGCCGGCAATGCCCCAGGTGGAACAACAATACCAATCATAAAGACTCCTGAGCTTGAATGGATGGCGATGATCCTGTGCGAACAGCGCAGATTGTTCTGGTTGCAACCGGTACATAACCCAGCGCGGCCGCTGTAAATTCGTATTTCGTAAATGGAGTAATCAGTGCAATATCGCCACTTGCAGCAAACAAAGTTCTGGTATCTGCAGGCAGCACCAGATAGGCCTGAGTTAGTGGCACAGACAACTCACGGCGATGAAACAGGGATTGATCAGCCGGCCCCATTTCCGAATAGGCATAACGCCCGGCGCTCACTCGATTTAACCGAACCGGCAAAGTGGTTAGTAAACCTTGATGCAACTTGCCAAAGTAAGAGGCAATGCCGGCTGAGCCTACGACTTCTGTATTTGCGGCCAACTCAACTTCAGCAAGCTGACCAGACGCTGCAGCGGTGAGGCATGTCGCGAAAACTGAAGTTTCATGAGGCATGTATTCAGATAAGTCGACACGCAAAATCATCAATCGAGATGTATTGGAGGCGTCATCTGACTTCGCGGTACAAACTATTTTTTGTGACGGGGTGATCAGATGGCTCATGGAGTGATTACCACTTGAGCCTGGCCATACAAAGTTTGCTCTGTCAGTCACACGGAACCCGGCGTCAGGTCGATAATTTGTTGGAGCGGTATCACCGTCCCACGTAAATGCAATGACCTGCGAAAGGGTTGATGCGCCGAATCCCAAACCAACTGTGTAATTATTGCCATCGGCAACGATTGTTGCGATGTTCAGCGAAGATGGAGCTTGGAAAGCGGTGTCCAACGTGTAAATTGCCGCTGTAGTGTATGCGGCATTGAACTTTACCAGTTTAATCGCTGTAGCGCTTAAACACAGCCAGCGCCCACCACCAATATGCCGAACTGACCACGAAGAGCCAAAGCAACCGTCTGCTTGAAGATTGCTTGGCAGAGCCTGTGTTGCAATAGTGTCGGCACGATACAGAATTGCAACGCCTGCGTTTATTACACGCCCCCAGACGTTAGTGCCGTTTGCTTGGTCAAACTGCGTATCTCCGCTACCTGCGGTTCCGATAGATGCAAAGTTTGTGACAGCCCCAGTCTGCAAATCCAATGCGTATATGCGGTTGGTGCCGTCTGCGAGTGAAACATATCGGTCGCCTTGAGCCAGGTATATACGCTTCTGAGCCCATTGTGCACCGCCGCTGAGGCTATGCACTATTGCGCCAGCGCCTCCTGTAACTGCGTGACTGGTTGGATTGTATGCAAGGCTAAAGTAGGCAAGATGAATGTAGTTACCATTCGATGGCTCAGTTGCTTGGAAGTAAACTCGGAATGTATTTGCAGATACCTCACGCACGCCAACCAAGTTATTGCCCGTTGCAGCCACACCAAGGCTGACTGTGTAGTCGTACTTAGTTTCCGTCAAAATCTGCGTAAAGGTGCTATTCACCACGATCAGACGAATAGTGCCACCACTGGAACTTGATTCGCGGTAGAAGCGACCAATTAGCCAGTTGCCGGTGCTAAGCAGAAACACAAAACCGGATGCATTAGAATCATTACCACCAACACTTGAGCGCTCTGGGATTGGTATATGGTTTAGCTGTCCAAATTCATTTAAAAATGCACTGGCAGAAATCAGGGCATTACCAACAGACTTTTGCTGCTTCACCGTTCCAAACGCATCGATATAGAGCTTGTCACCCTTCGACACAGCAAACGGCACTTGGTAGTAAGCGCGCCCTTTACCGCCTTGCGCCAGCAGCGCTCCCAAAGTTAAATCGTTGAGAGGTGTTGCGCCATTCATGGCCGTGAGCCGCGATTGGATCTGCGCATCAAGCAGTGTGGTATCACAACCAAGGCCGCTGGCCTGAGTCTGTAGCTGCAGCAATTCACTGAGTGTGGTAGCGCCGGTGATCGCGTTAATGCGTGCCTGAACCTGCGTCTTTAAGTTCGAATTCATCATGCTTTGTTACCTGCCAGTGCAATTGCTTCCAGATAGTTGATCCGGTCATTGAGAGTGGTGTTGATGGTGTTCACCTGCGTTTCGAGCGCAATCACCCGGGCAGCGCCAGCAAAGTGTCGGTAGGTGCTGGCAATGATGTCCCAAATGATTAAGTCCCCGGCCTTAATAGCAGCAGTAGCACCTGTGCCATTGCTGCTGGCTTGCCACATACTTGATCCACCAGAGCCTGGTGGTGGTGGGAACGCACCTGTGCCGGCATTCCATAAACCAGAGAAAAAGGCGGCTCCCGCTACAGTGACGGCAGCGCCCTGCGCAATCTCTGCGGATGCGGCGGCGTTCAATTCCGATTGGCGGGCGTTATCTTCAGAAGTCTTTGCCTTGTTTTTGCTATCCAGCGCTGACGCGGCATGGTTCGCAGTGTCCGTAACCTTCTGCTCAAAAGCGGTCATCGCATACACATCGATGTCGCCGGAGAGGTTGAACCAAAGGATGGTGTTGGTCAGTGCTTTTTCAGGCAGGTAAGGATTGCCGGCAAACGTTGCTGGCAGGTTGAACATCTTCGTATTCAGGTACTGCGCAATTTCATCAAAGCTGGCATGAATACCCTCAAACTTGTTGTTGACCTGATCAGCTCTGGCCGTAGTGCCAGGCTCAAGAGGATTCGTAAATTCCCAAAGGTTAAGCATACTGCTATCTCCGGCGAGCCAGCGGGCTGTAGTGGTAGAGGAATGAATTCAGAACGTGTGGCGGAGCAGATTTAGATCGGCAGTTCACAACCAGGCACATATTGCGCGCCACGCCATCGATGTAGATATCTGCGGTAAACGTGCTGGCTGCTGACCAGCTGAAGCTATCCCACGCAGCAGCATCCCAGTAGCCGCCACCGCCAGTAGCGGTGATGAACTGAGTCCGGTCTGATGGCGTGTCCGGTGATGAATAATCAAAGTCCGGCGTAACAGAAAGCGGTGTGCTGCTCGGCGTGTCGACTTCGACCACGACTTTGCGCCAGCGTTTTTTGGTGTCTGGGCTACCGACATGGTTGAACGCCGGCCGCATGGTCGATTGATACTCAGCGCCGTCATAGCTGTAGCCACGCTCAGCCTGATACAAGTAACCGTCATCGCCACCGAAAAACACCACTTCACGGCCTGAGTCATCCTCAGCGCTGAATGCGCAGCGGATCACATGGCCAAAGCTGAATGTGCTAAAGCCTGCAACTTCGGCACCAAAAAACGTCACCACAATGCCGGTGCTGTCATCGAAGCAAAGCCGGTACTGATTCTTTTGCTTGATGACAAAGCTGGCCGTAATGCGTCCTGCGTAGCGCTTGAGCAGTGGCTCAATCTTCTGGCTGATAGTTGCCATATCAAAGTTACCGAACTGCTGTACGCGATTGAGGCGCGTCATGCCGCGGTCATCCAGATACACGCTGTCATTGATGCTCTGAATGCTGCCCGGAATAGCGCCGGTGCTGCTGCTCAAAGTGGTCAGGTTAAAATCAGCTTTGGTTTTGCCGTACAAAACGTAAGTTCGGTTTCGACAAAATACTGCACAGCTGTTATCCGGCTGCACAGCCAGGCCGGTAATTTCGTCGGCCACGGCGATTTCGCCGCCGCCGTCGACTGGACTCCACTTGGTTGGGTCGCCCACAGCGCTGAATACCAGTGAGCCTTTGCGATAGGCCAGCAGCAATACCTGACTCGGCAGCACTTCGGCATAAACCGGTGCATCCGGCGCAATGGGTCCGGTGAGTTGGGTAAACGTGGTTCCGTTAAACCGGAATGCCTTATTCACACCATCCACGCCAACGATTTCTTTGGTACCGGCAGAGCCGGTGAAATTCGTCAGGACGGTTTGATATCGGCCATTGGGCAACAGCGCCGGAGTCGATACCGGTTGCCAGCCGCCAGTGCTTGAGCGCCACAAATTGGCTGCAGTGCCGTCAGCGTTATTGCGAAACGCATAGACCACACCGTCAAACACAAAGCCGCCCAATACGCGGCCAGAGCCGGGCACCGGCAGAATGAGACTGCGCAATACTTCCTGCTGCGATGTGATGGCCAAGACCTCGCTTTCATCATCAGCAAACGGGTATCCCGGCAAATTGACTGGCAGTACCGACGATGGTGCTGATTTGCCGTCGAAGCGCTCAAATCCGAGACAGCGCTGGTACCGACCCAACGTGTTTACTTCGTAGTTGTTGAGCTGTGTACACTCGCCCGGATCTAACTCCAGCACGGATGCAGCCAGATTGAGGCCGCCTTTTAAAATGACTTTGCCGACGCGGGTATCGCTGGCCATCAGCGCCCCCAGCCTAAAACTGTGATTGCTGGCAGCTGCTTGTTGCACAGGTCCGAATAGTGCCGCTCATAGGCAATAGTCGAATCGCGCAGCAAAAACTCATCCTGCTCATGCCGCGCGTAGTTCATCAGCGCAGCCTGGATGATCACCTCTTCATGCTCAGCAGGAATTGGCGACTGTGCAGTGTTGGTAGTCATCCGAACCGCAGCACGGTTGTATCGGATATCCACCGGCAAAGCCTGTGGCGGCTTTTTATCAAAAAGCACGGTGCCATCTGGCGTGATAGCAAATGCGCGTGGCGTGCCTTCCGGTGCGCCGCCGTTCTTCAGATGCTGATCATCCAGATAGTCAAAGTCACATGACACCAGCTGTTGCCGGTCCACATAGACTTTGCTGATGCTGGCAAATGGCTGCATGCCAAGCTCGGCCGGCAGGTATTCAACCTTGCCAGCCTGAAGCACAGCACTTGCTTTGGCGCGCATGAATAACCAGTCCTTGCGGCCGGTCACGATGTCGTATTCCGCCTGCTGCACCCACGTAACCAGCTTGAGCAAAATGCCCTGCTGATTCACCACGGACGCAATATCGCCGGAAATACCAGAGTCCTGCCGGACGCGCCGGCACAGTTCAAGGAATGTCATGCGCGGTACCGGGAGTTATTCAGGTTTGATGAGGCGGATCAGTTGGAACGGGTAACGCAGTGATTCGCGTGAGCTGGTGCGCTGCTGGCCGGTTGCTGGATCTTTCTCGGTAAAGTATTTGGTCTGACGCATGTTGTTCAGAATGTCGTACACGCCGTAAGGCACTTCCAGTTCAACACCGGTTTGCAGCTGATAGAACACGCCATTACAGCCGACTTCGATATGCGTATCAGGTGGCGTTTCACCGCCATCGTGTGAAGGCAAGTCAGTAATTTGGATCACCGCGCGGATTTTGGTGTAGTCGTCTGCTTGAGCCGGTGCTGCTTTTGGCGTACCGGCGCTGACTCTGCTTTGTTCTTCATCACCTGAAGCACCAGAAATACCTTGTTTCTGCTCTTCTTCACGAATAGCAGCAATCATTTCGTCGCGGGTCAGAGAGTCATCCAAAGTGATACCCAGCTCTTCCGTCGCATATTTAGCCAGGTGCGTTTTGTTGGTTGAAGCATTAATTTTTAAAGCCATGTTTTTCTCCACGGTCAAAAGAAAAAGCCCGGCACTTGGCCGGGCTCAGATTTGCTCAATCAGGGATTAAGCTGGGGTTTTTGGAGCGGCTACTTCATAGCGCAGCATCCACAGGTCGTTCAGGATTGCGCAGGTGTAGTATGTTTTCCACGACACAGAACCTTGCTGGCCCATTTCATCGCCATAGGTTGGGTTGCCTGGGTTGCGCAGCATTGGTTTAATTGCGCCGCCGGCTTCTTTGCTGCCTTTCAGAGCAATGTGACCGAAAGCGTTTTGGCCGAGGAAAATGACCGGGTAAACGTCCGCAGCAGTACCGTTGGTGCTGATACATTCCGCAGCGCCCGAACCTTTGGCGCCACCGGCACTTGCCCAGCTGTTGAACAGTGGGGATGCGATGAAACGAACATCTTCGATTGAGCCCACTTCTTCATCACACAGCAGCTTGCGCTGACCGTATTCTGCGACCGGTACAAAGCCCGGGATGCTGCGAACAGATGCAATGATGTCGGTGTGGCAGATCGCAACGTAAGCCGCTTCAACCGGCGTACTGTTCACCATCGTTGAGCCGGACAAAATTGAGGTGATTTTCTTGGCGCGTGCAGCCATCAACGTCCGGACAGCCTGACGGATGTGCGACAGTGACAGGAACGTGTTCACAGCGGCGCGGGCGCCACCGTTTGCCCACAGTACGTTTGAGCCCGCGATTAAGGTGCCGTAAGCAACTTTCTCGATGGTTTCAGCGGCCTGCTCACCCATCATTTTGGACATATCAGCACCGACTGGATCTTCGTGCAGGTCAGCTACGACATCCGTGATTGGTGCCCATGAACCGTACTGTTGCAGCGTCACGTTGAAGCGCGTGTAACGGAAGTCAACACCGCTCGGGCGAACACCTTCAGTCAATGCAGTAGTTGCCAGTGGCAGCACGTTCGGACGTTTGAAGCGGATCACTTGTGATGCGTTCTTCGGCATCGGTTTGTGATCACCTAGTTTGTTCAGCACCAGGATTGGGCCGGCGTGTTCCAGCATTTTGGTTTCGGCGTAAACGCCATTAGCGACACCTAAGTCGCCGTAATTGTTAGCCATGTGGCCTCCTAAGATTTGTTAGCGTTGAGCCGGTAAAACAGCTCGACTGGATCAAGGCTTTCAGGGTCCACGGCAGCGCGACCGGCGCCTTTGCGCGGGATCTCGGCATGGTCTGAAAGTGGTTTCTGTTGGCGTGGTTTTTGTGCAGGCTGAGCTGCACCGGTAGCGCCTTTGTAGAGGTTGAGCAGGACAATGTTGTCGTCGGCTGAGGTGCTGCCGTACATGGCCTGAACTGAGCGGGGCTGTGTTGCTACCCATTGCGAAAATGCCGGGTTAGATGCGATCTGGGCGTAATCCGGATGCGCTTGGCTAAGCCGGGATAGCTCGCTTTGGATATGAGCTTGCTCTTGTTGCTGGCGCCGTTCGGCTTCAAGTTGCTGCAACGGTGTCAGGCGTTGTTCAAACTCCTGTCGCTGAGCGTCCAACAATGTCTGCATGGCGGAAGCGACGTCAGGCCACTCCTGACGCAATTGCTCCAGCGTTTTGCCGGCAATGTCGTCTGCAGTGGGTACTGCATCGCTGTCGCCCTTTGCACCTTTCTGCTTTTCAATTTCAGCCAGCTGCTTGCGTGCCGCTTCCAATTCCCTTTGTGTTGGAGCCAGGCGGCCTGTGACGGCGTGGTACTGAGATTCGTATTGATCGGCGCGTTGTTTGGCAGTCAGGTACTCGTTGCGCAGCTGTTCAGGAACTGCAGCCCAAGGATCATCTTCAGCCTGGCCATGGCCGTTAACGTCTTGCGGATGCTCTTCTTCTGATTCAGCTGGCTTGGTGCCGCCGCCTTGATCCAGTCCGCTATCAGAGATCTCGGGCTTGGAGTCTTTCGAGTCGTCGCCGTTGTTCATCTGCAAAAACAGACTGACCGCTTCGTCATCACTGACGGTCGGGGTATTGCTATCGCTCATGGGTTTTCCCTTGGTTGAGTGCGACCTAAATCGCAGTCATAAAAAAACCCACGACGATGCGTGGGTTTGTTGGGCAGTCAGTGGTTACTGAGTGCCGGATTCTGCTTTGGCTTTTTGCGCCTTGTAGTCTGAGATCAGTTCGTCAAGCATCTGGATGCGCCCGCGTAGCAACGCGGTATCAATCGGGTCCATGTTGTGAACTAACCGCTCAAGCAAGTCGGCGCGAGTCTCTAGCAGGCTTTTGAAAATGCGGCCTGCAATGTGGTTATCGATGTGCGTCATGCGCTTGCACCATCGAGGCCGTAGTTGGCGGTAAGGCCGGCTTGCTTCTTGATCTGAACTTCAGCCATGAACTGCTGCCAGTTGGCGGCATGCTCTGACTGCACCTTCTTCAGTTCAGTCATTAGGTTTTCGGTGTTGTGCTTATCTTCCTGTGCCAGCTTGGCCATTTCGATGCGCTCTTGCGCTGCCGCTAATTGCAGCTTCAGCCCTGCTTCAAACTGCAGCTCCTGCTGGCGCTGCTGCGCTTTGAATTGTTCTATCTGCTGCTCATGCTGGAACTTGGCTTGCTGTTGCTGCACGCGAAGCTGCTCAACGGCCAATGCTGGATCTTGCGGTTGGCCTTGCTGCTGCTCTTCAATGCGCTTGCGGTAGTCCGACCACTCATCATCAGTTGGGACCATATTGGACGGCAGGCTTTGCGTTCTGGCCCATTGCCGCAGGATCTCAAGCGACTTGATTTGCAGTGCCGGCGCGAATACCTGTGAGTTGCCAGCCATGTTGATAAAGTTGGCAATGGCCTGTGACTGGGTTTCTTTGACCAGTAAAGCGCTGGTGCCGCGCGCATCCACTTGGAAATCGCCTTTAATCTCAGACTTAGGCGAGTTCTCCATGTTGTAGTGGTAGAAGTCTTTAATGAGCGGAGATGTAATATCGTCATCCCACGCTTTCACCTGGCGCCGGCGTACTGTGTTGGCCGCATTCATAAGCATGGACATGCCGCCCAGTGTCTGAGTGCTTTGGCCTTGCTCACCTTGCCCGAGCATTGGAATGCCGCTTACTTCATCAAACAGCACGCGGGCAGTCTGATAGATGGGCGACAGCTCATTGAGGTTTGATTTGAACTCGAAAGAGCTAAATACCTGCCGGATGTCTGAGTATGTTTTTTTCATCTTCCAGACTTTGAACGGCTTCAACTTCCATTCGCCGTTCTCTGGCTCCATCGCATCCATGTTCACGCCAACTTGCGGGCCGGCAGTAATTGCGCCATTGTCCAAAATCATTCGCCATACAGCGTTGATAATGGCTTGCTCATCACGAACCATGCGAGGGACGCCAATACCGAAAATACAGCTATCGTCTGGCTCCCAGTTAAATACCCGGTAAGGCAGGTAGTTCTCATACTCCATCAGGTGCGTTCTGGCACCAAGGACGATGCCGCCACAATAGAACACAGTGGCAATCACTTCTGACTGGCTGGTATCGCCTTCGGATGGTTCCACAGCGCCAAGCTGCTCCAGCACTTGGTAAGAGATTGGGCCGTGGTATTCCCACGTTTCGTAGCGCGTATCGTTAAGCGTGTCAGATAAACCAGCCAACTGGCGCACATCGTCCTGATACACGCTTGAGTGCTGTGTTTGCTGTGCGTTCATTTCAAGCACGCGCTTGATTTGTTCAGCCGGAAAGCCTTTACGTCTGGTAAGGTCGCGCAGCTGCTGCCGACTCATGTACCGGCGTTCGAATACGAACTCTGCTTCTTCGATACTGCTGGCCGACATATCCGGAAAAAAGTCCCAAGGCCGCACGACTTCAACCGCTGGCTGGAATGACTCTTTAATTTCCAGCGCAAATTCACCAGGCGCGACTTCCTGATACACCTTATCGAGCTTACCAATGACTACCGGCCCTTTGAGGATGCCAGTACCAATGACACATGCATCGTGAATAGCTTGGCGCGCCTTGGCGTTGTAGGTGCACTCGACCAGTTGATCGTTAATCTCTTCTTCCATCGCCTGGCAGCGTTCTTCCAACAGCTCCTGCTTGCGCTTGGCAACCGTGCCTTTAGTAATGACGTTGCCTTCTTTGTCGGTGTACTGCTGACCATCCACAATTTCTGGTTCATCACTTTTCAACAGTTTTGAAAGCTCAGGCACTGGCGTTGGTCGAATGCCCCAGTTTTTGTCGTCATTCGGAAATAGCAGATCAACCAACTGAGCTTCACCGGCATTAGACTTGGCCCGAGTCAGTTTGATGTTGGTGTTTGCGCGGCCAGAGCTTTCACGCTCTTCCGATTCCTTCTTTGGATAAACGCCGTGATACGCCTGCAAATCTTCAACCATTCGATGGTCAATGGTAGCGCGCTCAAAAATGGTGTCAGATAACTTTCGCTCCAGATCCTGCGCCAGCACATCCAACCGATTATTTGGGTTGTACTCGTGCCCATAAACCTTCGGACCTGGCTTCAGCTTTTTGTCTGACATTTAGTAACCTGTTTTTTTGTCGTGGCCGACTGTTTGACCCATCTGGTTGGATGCGTCGTGATTGTCTCGCCATGCGTAATCAATCATGCCCTGCGCCCCTTGGCAGAGGTACTGCAGGCCGTCATGCGGATGGCTGTAACTGTTTTTATCTGCTGTGTCGGTGTAGCGCTCACCGCTGGAATTGATCCGGCGGAATGCGTAACCGCCGTTGAAGCCTTTGCGTAGCACCCTGCAATCAGGGCTGAGTTCAAAAGCTGGCTGACCGTCGATGTCGTTGGTCAGGTAGTAATTCACCGCTTCCCAGCGTCGCTCTGGTAAGTTGCTGGCTGTCGGGTAAGCGTTGAGCTTGTATTCATCGACCAGAATGCCGAGCGGGCTGTTCTCGTCGTTACCGCTCTTTGCAATCCCGGCTGGATCACCGAATGCCTGAATGCGCGACAGCGGGAACCGGCTGTATTTTGTTTTCAGTGCCGGCATCACCATTTCATCCATGAACTTGCGGATGCCCATACCGGTGGCAATAAGCTCTTCGATAACCCTGAGCTTTCCGCTCGGTAGCGGCTGGCCGATGATGCAGGCTGGCGTGCGCCCAAAGTCAAAGCCCAACATCAGAACTTGATGCCGTGGAATGGCTGCTAATGGGTGTTTAGATACATGCCTGATGTCGTTCCATGTACCACCGTAAATCGGCTTGCCGGTACTGACATTGCCGTACAGGTTTCCGAGGTTGACTCGGATCCAGTCGTCTTTCTTACCCTGCACCTGCCTGATGTAATAGCCTTCTGGCAGGTTGTTCAGGTTTTCTGCGTTCGGGTTTGGCAACCACTGAGACTTCCGGTTCGCACCAGTGCCGATCACCTTCTCAATCACACCACCAGGCTGACGCAAGAAGGTCCAGCCTTCAGGCTTCACATCCTCTGCCTGCTCGTAGTACCAGTGGTCGGTATCTGGGGCGTTGGTGTCCCCTATCATGCCGTGCCAGCTGCAGTTGTCCGGGTAACGACCATGCCGGCCATCACACATATCGACAACGGCCTTGCTGAGCTCTTTGACTTCGTTGAGCCAAAAGCCGGTTACCTGCAAGCCGCGCAGCTTTCGCACTGAGTCTGGCCGGTCGAGTGCCAGAAACACGACTTCAGCGACGACTCTGGTACCGTCCTCTAAATCGAAGTCGAGGCTATGCGTTGGCGGAAAGTCCATATTGAACTTGCCAAGCTTCACATCCTCATTGTCGTAGAGTTCTCGCCAGTCCTTGATGGTGGTCCCTTTAAGGTCTGGGTAGGTGTTTCGCACTGCTATCCAGCGGGACTTGCGCACGCCTGACTTGTTGGGTTCCTGCTCGCAGATTTGAGCAAACATGCGCTGGCAGCTGCCGTATGTTTTGCCAGAGCCGATTGGCCCCATAATGAATGTCACGCGACCGCGTGCACTCATGTACTCCGCTAGAACATCGCCTTGCGGAGCGGTAACGAACTCATAGGTTGTTTGCACACTATTCGCTACCTGCTGTTTTCTTCTTGCCGGTTAAGTCGCGGATCACGACTCTTGGCCTGTCGTCGGTGACCTCCACTTTGTCGGTCCACATCTTCAGGTGTTTGCCGAGTAGTTCCAGCGCACCTTTTTTGTCGCTGACTTTGAATTTCTTGAGCAGAGCTTCTTTGTCGCCCGCTTCGCCAAGCTCGACCACATCCATGCCGGCAAGCGCTGCAGCAGTGTCGTCGTCAAGCTCGGTGATATCTTTGAGAGTGCCGTCCGGGTTGAAGCACTTGCGGATGTCAAAGAATGCAAGGCGAGCCAGCTCTTCGATGATCCGCTCTTTGGTGACATCCAGTTTTTTGAGTGTTGGCGCCATCAGTGCGTCGATGGCCGCTTTCACTCTGGGCTTAGCGACCAGCTTCGCGCCTTGCGTATTGGCGGAGGATTCCGCAAAGCCTGCAGCTCTGGCTGCTGCTGCGGCGTTATAGCCGTTGGTCACGTAGTGATGAACAAACAAAGCCTCTTTAGCGGTGAGGTTTCCTTCCGCTCCAAAGGCTGTTACTGCACCTGTCATCAGTCAGTCTCAGCCTCGTACTGCTTCATGCGGGCTTCGTGCTCCCGCTCATCCATTTTTAACTTCCGGACCTGCACCACGTAGTTCAAAACGAATGTTGCGATTGTGGCCAGAATGCCGATGACGACAGCCCACTCAGACAAACTGAGCAGGCCGACGCCGGTAGTTGCCCCAGCTGTAATGTAAGAGCCACTGGCTGTTACTTTTTCAGACATAAGCCTGGTTCCTTCATGCATACCTGAGTGCTCCGCCACTTGCGATACCGCTCGGATTCCAGATTGCATAGTTTGATATCCGTGATGAGCTGAAGGGTGTACCGGTGATGGTCCAGATTTGTGGTGCCGTTAAATGGCCGTAGCGGGCAACCAGTAGCCATCATGTTTGAAGGCGGCAGGACGTATACTGGCTGCTTTACCGTGACTGTTTTGACCACTGTAGCTGGCGTCGATGAGCATCCGGCGAGCATCATCAGGCAAAGGCATAGCAGCCCAATTGCGCGTGGGTTCATGTTCAGATACCTGCAGTTTGTTGGAGTTGGTCAGCCAGTCGTTGCCTGTGTCGGCAATCACCTGTTTGTTTTGTTCGTGCTCTGCGTTGAGAGCGGCAACCAGTTCGGCCTGCGTTACCAGGTCGCCAACCTGATTCGAAATTGAAGTGACAGCAGCAGTCAGCTCGGTCAGAGAATCGGATTGGGTTTTGATGGTGATGTCTTTGGATTCAATCGCGGCTTGAGCGTGTGACAGCTCAACGGTTTGATAGGCGGAGAAGCCACCAAGGGCCAGAACGGATAAACAGACCAAGGCCAGCAGGCCATGTTTCAGATAGGTACGCATTACAAATCCCTCATGCAAAGCTTGGCTTCGGCCCTGCGCCGATTCACTAAGCCGTTTGATTGTTGATTGCCGATGTAAACCCAGCGCATTAACTGGTGGCACGCCTCTTTGCGCTTACCCTGATTGAGCAGCTGCAGCATCGTGGATTTCTGCCACCGGCCAGCGCCGGCGTTGTAGACAAAGGACAGGTAAGCCGCGTGCTCACCTTCGGAGAGCGGCACTTGCACCACAGCCAGCATTTGCCGGTTGTGTTTGCTCAGGTCAGCTGCCAGTTGATCCAGACACTGTTCGTCAGTGAACTTCATGCCCGGCTTTAATTCGGGGCCGGTATGGCCGTAGCAGCTGGTTAAGATGTTTGCCGGATCCAGATAAACTTCGTTCTCTTTCCCTTCCCACGGCATAACCAATAGGGCAGCAGAAAGCGCCACGGCACCGATGATGCCGCGGGATGCGAGTTTGTTATGGGTGGACATTGTTACTCTACGATGTACCAGTCAGTGGCCAGCATGTCGGTTTGGCTGGCGAGCCAAGGGACAGTTGAATTTTGAACAGTTCTGATTGCCAAGAACGGCACCAATTTGCAGTTATCATTCTTGCCATTGGTATAAGTCCAATAATCACCACTGCCCGGCATGCCGATGCCAAAGATGTATTGACCAGGACCATTCCAGCCAGAGCGAGACACGTACTTACCAGCTTTGATGGCATTCAGCGCCATCCCAAAGTCCATACCGGATGTCGGCTGATATGCCCGTTCGAAAACATCTTTCGGTGACCAGCTGATGTAGCCGGCAAAGTCTGGGTGGTTAGGTTTGCCGCCGTCCTGATACTCAACAAGGTAGCCTGGCGTGTGCGGCTCCTGACCTTCTGGCAGCTTCCACCCTTGCAGGTTGTTGTACTGGCCCAGCGGCATTGGAACCGCCTTGATTAATTTAGTGCCAATGTATAAATCCATGATCACGCCGCCTTTGCAGCAAACTGCTGCGCCAGCGAATAACCTTCCAGCTCCCACAGCTTATTGCGTGCCGACTCTGCCGCTTTTTCGATGGCGTACTTCGCGCCCAGCTCAGCATTAAAGTTGCGCGGATCAACGCATGCGGTGAACTCATTGGCCAACGTGAACTTAACAGCACCGACCTGCAGCATTGCTGTGGCAATCGTGGTTGTCGTACCAGGCACAACGTGAGTGCTGAATGTCACTTGCTGCATCAGCTCATCGATGCGAGCCGCGGTAACTTTTGGAAAGACAGAACCGCTGGCTACGAAGTCAGCTTCCATCGCATGGTCTTTGTGCTCACCCATTTCAAGCCCACCTTGCTATACTGTGTTTTTATACAGTCAATAATTAGTCACATGCCAACCATCAGACGCAGATTCAATTACGGCGTGGTCACACTCGCTCCGCACATTGTTGCCGGGCACAGCCTCGCGTGCGGCCAGACAGTGAACGTCAGGCTGCGCGATGACTTCAGGCCAACACACTTCGGCGGATTCATTGATATTGCGATGGTCGACGATTCATATCGCCGGGTGAAAATCGAAGGCATCAGCGCTTATTGCCCTGGCGAAGATTTTCTGGGTTCCGGCTTTACCACGTACTGCGGCAAAACGCTCATGCTGGGCGCTTATCACAGCCAGCTTAATTCTGTGTTCCTTGTTCTCGATTCCGAGTGGCCAATCGCCTGGTGCGAATTACCACCGGCCCAGAATGAAAAACCCCCGGCTGAGTGAACAGACCGGGGCGAGAAGTTCTGGGTGTAGAAAACAGGGTGTTAAAAAGCAAAAACCCCAGCGATTGCCGGGGTTGTTTTCTCATCGAGCAGAAAACTCCGATGATGGGGAAATAATAAGCTTGTTTTTGGAAGTGTCAAGCGGATCTAAGGCTTAAACTTGATGTTTTCTACAAGATTAGAATATCCAGATAGCAATTTTTTATCGTTAGGTTCAAGTCCATACTCAAGCATGAAATAAAGTGCAGCACTCAAACCTTTGTTGCTGGATAACCTACTGAAAACCACATCAAGAATACCGAAGTCAACGACTATTTTTTTGCGTTGCTCGTGGAGTGGGTTTATTAGAATGTAGTATAAACACACATTAAAAATAATATGTTGATTCATTTGAATCACTGACAAACGCCCACATCCTAGTATAACTGAGTTATGCCTATCCAATGCATCAAACAGGCCACTCTCATCATTAAACTTCAACTGAGCATGTAGAAAAAACAATGTTTCAAATAGTGCATTAACAGAATCTGTGTTTACGCATGAGCTAGAAACTGACTGCTTTATAACCATCAATTCTGTCAGAACATTTCCTCGAAGCGTTTCCTTTATGAATACATTATCAGTAATATAATTGCCGTCTGGGGATACATATTGATTATATGAAAAATAATGCTGGATAGATAAAGCTCCAATTTTCGTGCCATCCTTGTCGATAGTCCGCTCTAATACTCCATAATACGCATTAAAAGTATTTAGCACATTTTGCATACCCATCAGCTGAACCTGCCCCCTAGCTTCTGTGGCCATTTCACGCTGCGCTTCAACTGACTTCTCGAACTCTTGCCTTGTAAGCTCAAGCTCTCTTGACTGTATCCGAATCGTATAAAGCAGAGCGATGAACGAGGCGAAGGCCAGTATCGGGTTAAGCATGCCTCCGAAGAAGTCGCCCATCTGGCCCCACTCTGCCGCGGTTGAAGATATTGGGTGACTGTAGAACTTCAAAAGGTAGGTTATTGCGGGGAATGACAGAAGCCCTAAAATAATTGCCGGAGCCCAATATCTGTATCTGCGGACCTGCTTTTTAAACGTTCGGCTCCGATTAAACTTTATGTATTTAAAGTGTGCCAGCCTTAAGGCCCAGCGAGCAACAAAGCCAAGCACTATGGCTACCGCGCCACCTACAAGCAACAACCAAATATCACCCATAACTCATCCCTGAAAAACCTAAACCAGTCCCGAATTTACCTCAAATAAAGCCAAGCCACCAGATCACAACACCGCTCCAACTCATCCCGCCCGACATACCGATGCGGATCCAGCATGCGCCGGCTGACCACAGCAACAGCGTGGCGCAGCTCTGGCGTTTTATTGGGGCATGATTCCAGCCGGCTGAGCATGTCAGCGGCGGTGAGTGTTGCGGCCAGACTGCCGCGTGGGATTGTGTCGAAGAGCATTCCTTGCTCCGGCGATTGGTCAGGCTTTAGGTGTAGCAGAATTGTGAATTAGTTCAATTGTGCATTTTGTACTGGCGATGCATCCGGATCGTGGTTCCAGAACCTTCACTCTTCAGCGGATAAAACTCAACTAACGGTTTACCATCCAGATGGTACACATCAACACCAGGCTTGTTTTGCGGGTGATGAACTTCGAGCCTTCCTGCAATTTCGTTCAGCAGCCAATCACTTCGGCCAAGCCTTGTGTTAATAGCTGACCTCAGAACGGCTTCTGTCTCTGCTGCTAATGACATGGATGCGTCATGTGCAAGCTGGCTTATTGGATCGGCATGCACATGCCAATTCAGATGCTTGTGCTTTTCACTGTCTGGAGTACCGGTTAAATCTTTCACGCTTCCCTCACGTAATCGCTGTCGAATTTATCCAACTCAGGCACTGTAGTCTGGAGTGCTGAGCAAACATAGTGTCTCACAACATTTTTTGTGCGTGGACCGATAAGGTGACGCCACGGAATGTGACGAGCTTCATCAGCTGACACGTAGGTAACAGGAGTCACCCCATGAAGCATCAACTCTACGTGGTGCAAATTGAAATCCTTGCACTCATCAATCCAGAAGCCATTATGGTAAAGCCCGCGAACTTCAACCGGCTGAGACTCACCGCGCATCATCCTTTCACAGCTTGATTTGAAATGCCCAGCCGGATCTATCTGCATGGCGCGTTCTCTGGTGCGCCTGACCGCAGAAAAGAACGCCTCACCTTCCCAGCCATTAAAATTCGGTTCAATTGGAAACATATCACCTCACAACTCTTAGCGCCCAGTCCACAGCCCGACCAAGCCAGCCTTTTGGCTTTGGCAGCATCACCGGAACCTCAACGCACTCAAACCCGCTATCGAGCTGCCATCGCTTCCCTTGCACCGAATTCTGGTCAAAGCTTTTCCGCTCAAGCATTGCTTGCTTGCAAATGTCCAACCTAACGTCGCCGAAATAAATAGGCACAGTGAAATACTGGCGCTCCCTGCACAGGTATGTGTCATATGGATTGCGCATACTCACTCCCCCATCCCATCCAGCAAAGCACGAGCGCAGCGACCAGCATTCCCCGCATGCCGGTGCAGCGTATCTACCGCATCCATGTAATGGTCATAATGGCGCTTCTGCCACTCCGCCTTGGTCAATGGCTGGGCCAGGTGCTGATTGATAGACCGCAGCAACACCGCTTCGCTTGGGATGATCCGCCCGACGCCGGCACACTGGCTGCACTCAAACATCTTCGCAAACTTCCGGCTGAACACCTGACCAGTGCCGTGACACTTGCCGCAGATGTGAGTGTCCACCACTTCACTAACAGCAGCCTCAGCCATCGTATAGGCCAAATCATCGCCCTTGCCGGAATGAACCAGCGTTGCCTGCAATGCACCAACCAATCTGGCCCGAGCCGTTTTATTCTGAGCTATCTGCGCATCGAGAACCAAAGCGCCGATTGGCTCCCGGTGCTGAACCTGCCCGAGCAAACCCAGCACATCTTCGCCAGTCATCGGGTTTGCTGATTTCTTAAACATCAGTTCGCTGCCGGTAATGCTCTTTGGCACCTGGCGTGTGTATAGGCGTTCAACTGTTGCTACCATGCGTTACCCCTGCAGCTCTGTGATTAATACCTGGCACTGGCCACCTTTGATGATTTCGCCGCGGCAAACTATCAGCCGGTCAATCTGCGAGTCATCGGCGTAGACGCCGGCGTGCGTCAGTGCGTCCAGCGTTGCTTTGATGCGATTATCGATGTCTTGCACTCGCCGGTCAGCCGGATGAATAACCAAGTCCACCTGCAGCCGGCCAGTGAGCTTTTTGTTTGCCCGAGCTTGCAACACCGCAGCAATAACCTCAGTACGGAACTGCTGGCCCTTCTCGCTGATGTAGACCGTGATTGGTGACATCGCCTTTTGCGCCAGGCGCATTCCGCGTCCGAACTGTTTAGGTTTGGTTGTCGCGCTGCGCCAGTAGCTGTTCATGCTTGGTGGCAGTGGTAGGGTTAGTGAAATCATTCCTGCACCTCGTCATCAGCCATCCTGCTCACAATGCGAACCATCACGACCAGCATCAGAGCCAAGAGCAGCACGAAACCGCCCAGAGTGCCCGCAATCCACCAGATGGTTGTCATGCTGCACCGCCTTGCTTGCCATGAGCCGCCTCAATGGCCTGTTTCATAATCCGGTCGAACTGGTATTTGGTTAACTCACTTCGGCAGATATCAATGAAATGCCCAGACACATCTTTGTTGCCGCGATAACCAACGCCAATAGACTTCTTCAGCTCACTGACACGCTCAAGGATTTTGTGGTATCTGAGCGCCATTTCCTTGCGCTCAGGAGTTTTATCCTTGATGGCATTAAGCTTTTCGAATAAGTCTTTGGCGGCAAGGCGAAGCGCTTGAAGTTCAGCTTGCGGTGAATCTTCGCGCTCACAGCCAGCTTGTGAAACCACTAACGCAGCAGTTTTGTTCACAGGTCTGGAGGTGAATATCCTTGGGTCCATCACACACCCTCCCGCATAACACTGACGCCATTGGCCAGACTGACCAGAACCTGCTTGCGCGCATCATCTTCAGGCAGCAGCCGAGCGCCGGCCTGCAGTTCGTTGAATGCGTTGGATAGGTGGAAGCTGAGTTCTGGTGATAGATCTGGTTCGGGTTTTGATGAAAGACGGTCCCAGTCTAGTGGGCGTATCTTATGCAGCTCATGCTCGCAAAACAGGTAGCTTACGGACTGCTCAAGGCCGACATGCTGAAGGACCAACTCACCCTTATCGCTGTTACCAACGACGAAACATTTAATCCACCGACCAGTGCCGTCATTAGGCCCGTAAAAAGCCTGAACCGTGACGCCGCGGTTTGGGTATTGAGTTGCGGTTAGCCTTTCGTAGTCGTACCAATCTGCAGGGGAACCCAGCTTGGTTTCAGGAAACATTTTCGCGCAAACCTGGTCACCCCAGGCATCAAATCTCTTTCTGACATGTTCCGCGAACTCTTTGCGAGTCATGCCTGTGACAGCTGTATCACTCGCGGCAGATTCAGCCGACTCACCCTTCGGGAAGCTCATACCAAACGCCACTGTAAGCGGCCAAGTTTCAACTAAGCGCTTAAACGCTGCATCAGCCTTCTCTGGACGAACAGAAACAACAGGGAATTCAGACACTGAATAAAAAGCACACCATCTCGCACTATTATCAACTTCTTGGCAGTAGTACTTGCCGTCGGTGTAATGAAGCTTGCCATATCTGTCTCTGATATCTACAGCCCAGCAAGGCGCATCCTTCCAGCTCGGCTTGTTCTGCCGCTCGGCTTTGCGGGCTTCGAATTCGGCGCGGGTGCAGAGAGGCGGGATCGGCGCAGACCTGCCATCAAAGGAGAAGTAAATGCCAGCAGCGTGGCCTAATGTGTCGTGCTTACCCAAGCCCGGCCACTTACCGTCAAGAGTATTTATCGCCTTATCAATCTGATCAATCCGAACACGTTTTATTAAATTCATCACCCTCTCCAAATCGCCCTGTAATCGTTTCAAACCACCAACCCGCACCATCGCCCTTCCTTCTACCCCGTTCGCTTGCTGTGGCTTGCGCTGGCCTCGTTATTTTTGATTCTTTCCTGCTGGTTTAACCTGATGGCGTTCAATCTGCGCCGTAAATCCTCTTTTTCGTCACCGTCTGGCATCTTCGCCAACATCGCTCTGATTTCATCCGGCCGCTTCGTGTTGGTTAGCTGGTTCGCCTCCTGCCATCGCCGCTTGTCCTGCTCGATGGCCTGACGCTGCTCCAATGGCAGCTGGGCTAAGTTGCTACCCAAGATCACTTCCTTTGCGCTTCGCTGCTTCGGCCCGCATAGCTTCGACGCGCTGAGCCATTGCAGACTTTGGCGCCAGTCTTAGTTCGGCCGGCATGTCTGGCCGCTGGTCATGTCCGATGGTCAGCTGTGGCTCTGGCAGTTGCTCGCCGGCTTGCAGGCGCTTCACCCAGTGGTCGTATTCGCCGCGGATGGCATCTTCGAACTCGATGCTGGTCAGCGTGTAAATCAAATCGCCCTTGCGGCTGCAGATAACCCGGCAAAGTGGATGGGAAAACACGTAGCCTTCGCCAAAGCGAGCGGCCTGCTTGCCGGCGGCAACTTCGGCCAGCACCTGATAAAAGTCCGGAATGCCCAAATCAGCCGGTGCCGCTTTGCACATGACGGCAAACTCGCTCGGGTTCGGTGCAAAGCGCTCAGTGGCCGCACGCTTTTCCAGCGCTCTGATGCCGCGTTCAAATCCGGCCGCGTCGATACCCTCGTCCAGCATCCGCTTGGCGTACTGTGCAATCACACCCTGCGTTTGCTCGTCGGTCTGACAGAACTGGCTGGCAAAGACCGGGTGGTACGTGGTGAGCACCGGCAGCAAAGTCGCCATGAGTTTTTCAGTGCCCTTCGCCAGTCTGACCAACTGCAAGTCGCTCGGCGGCTTCCTGTGCAAGTCGCATGGCTCGCTGTGTTCCGGATTCGCCGCGAGGCTGCGCAGAACTTCTGCCGTTACCGGCTGCACGGTTTGGTTGTTTCGCATGGTTGACCTTCTCCCGCTGGCACCAGGTGCGCCAGTTGCTGAGCCATTCGGATTGTGTTTTCAGGGTGTTTGCGTTGGCCTTGTAGCAACGGAACAAATCGAATCGGGTTTGGATGTCCGAGTCTAAGTATTCGCTTCCAAGGCCAGTGGTCCGAGCCAGCAGCAGGTGCTGTTCGGTAAATCGAAGTTGTTCGCCAGTGCAGGAGTCAGCTGCATCGGATTGGCTGGATTGGTGCCCGGAGTTATCGGGTTGGTCGTGCTCGTCGAAGTCGAGCGGATCTGGAAAATCTGTCCGCGCGTTTTTAGAGAGAGATATATATGAATCAGGAATCAGAGAATCAGGGGGATTTTCACCGTGCTGATTGCGTGAGTTCACCGTTAAGTCACCGTTAGATAACGGTTGCTCTGATTCGTCAGGCAAAATGCTTTGTTTTTCAGTATGATGCGGCGACTGGTGAAGATGCCATTTTGTGATGCGGATTAAGCGCAGCTCACCAACTTGGTATCGACGGATAAAACCATAACGCGCCAGATCACAAAGCATTTGCTCCATGTCCACGTTATCACCTGGGAACAAAGTCATTTTTAGTCGCTTAGGGCGATCTTCCAGCTTCCCATCCTTATCAGCCTCAGTCCAAAGACCGATAAAGCAGAGGCGCGTGGCAAAATCTAACTCTGCCAAGTCCTCATTTTGAAAGAATGCTGGTTTGATGTTGCGGGCTCTTGCCATGTCATAACACCTTAAAGCATTGATTTATAATGCTTACTTTTGGTAACGGTTGTTTAACCGTTAAAGCACCGTTAAGCTACGGATTTAGTCGTTTGCTTAACCGTGAGGGATTCAATTGAGCGAAGTCATCAAGGAAAAGTGCGCATGCTGCAAACAAATGTTTCAGTTCGGCCCGCACAGATATGAACTGCAAAAATCCACCATTTATGGCGTGATGCTTTGCAATACCTGTATCGAGGGAAACCATGATGGGTTCAGAAAGTGTGATCATCATTGGCTACTCCAAGCGTGTCTTGATAATGGCTTGGAACCGCCCGAACCAAACGAACAAGGCTTCCTTCCCATTAAACGGATGGGAAAGCTGTGAGCCGTCCCAGAATGAAGCTGTTGTTTGCAACTCAACTGAGAAAACTCTGTTGAACCAGTGAAAGCTCCAAGTTGTCGATGAAAACAGTCCTGCTCGCATGTCAGCGTGCGTCGTTTTATATGCCCGCGGGATATAGGTTTTCCGATCTGGATAATGAAACCTGACTGGCAATTTCGCTGCGGTGATAATCAGCAGTCGCCCCTTTGGCTTGAAGCGCACGTAGCCTGGAACTCTTACGTAGCGGCTCATCAGAATCCCCCGTTCGTTTTGCGGCGGTATTGCTCAAAGTCATCCCTGCAATCCGAGTCGCAAAAATGCGCACCAGGCTGCACCGGGTCTTGGCACCAATGGCAGTGGCCAGTGTCTTTCAGGGTTGGCTTTCGGTGTGTCAGCGCGACTTCCAGCGCGTGCTGTTCGAGTGCTGATGCTTGGTCGAAGAAATCAGACATCCGTATCAGTCCCCCAATCCCTGACCTGGGCTTCGCATTCCAGCTCAAGCTGCATAATTGATTCGATAGCTTTGGCGGCGTGGCGTTTGATTTCAGCCAAATCGGCTTTTGTGATCACTCCATCAGCCCTAGCTTCCAGCATTGACGCTGAAAATGTGCCGATGCGCTGAGCCATCAAAAGCAACTGGTCGGAAAACTCTTCATCCGAAGGGGCGACAGGAACGGCGGGAATTAGCTGGTGATCAAGACCGCAAGCCCACGCTTTCAATATGCGCAAATCACCTGTTACAGCGGTGATGCGGCGGGCCTCTTCCAGAGTTAGATGATGGAAGTCAGAATCGTTGTTCAGCTTGGCCAGCAGTGTTTTGTTACTGCGACATCCAATCTGCTCAGTAAGCTGAGTAATGTTGTAGTCGTTCGTGAACGTTGCAGCTGCTGCGACCGGACACGTAAGAACACCCACGGGATTTCGCAGGTTTGCTTTTGAGAACTGCATTAGATTAGAGCTCATAACTATGCAGCCCTTTGTTTAGAGTAAAGTGATAAATCAACCTTCAGCTTGCCCTTGGTTAGCTTCTCAAGTTCAAAAGCACGACCTCTTGGGACTACATCACCCCAATTACTCACAGCGCTTTTATGCACGTGCAGCGCATCAGCCACAGCAGTTTTGCTGCCGTAAAAGGCGACGACATCGCTTGTTTTCATAACTTCCTCCAGTTTTAGTGCAGAAAGTTTAGTCTTATGAACTTCAAGCTGTCAACAACACAAAACCGATTGGCGCTTATTATGTACACAAATCTAAACTCCGAGACCGAACGGATGTCATTCTCAACAAGATTGAAAGAGCGTATGCTCGCTCAAGGAATTAAAGCGGTGGATATTGCTACACGCCTTGGGATCTCCAAAGGTACTGTGTCGCAATGGGTGAACGGAATTGCCATGCCATCAGGGAAGAACGCCTCATTACTTGCGCAGCAGCTGCGTTGCAATCACACGTGGTTGATGCAAGGGAAGGGCGATCCGGATAAAGCAGTTGAGCTGCAACTCGGTCCAGATATCAGAGGCCGTGTGCCGCTCATATCATGGATCCAGGCAGGAAACTGGTTAGAGATGGACTCATCACAATTAGCAGAACCAACGCAGTATTACTCACATACAGCCAATGTTGGCGACCGAGCTTTCGCTCTTCGCGTCATGGGCGACAGCATGACTAGTTACACTGGCGGTAAATCAATCCCAGAAGGCTCAGTGGTTATTGTTGATCCTGACCTGACAGCAGAGCATGGCAAAGTCGTCGTCGCTCGCCTGGATGACAATGCAGAAGCCACACTAAAGCAGCTGGTTATTGACGGCGGCCAGAAGTATTTAAAGCCATTCAACCACAACTACCCGATGATGCCTATCAATGGAAACTGCACGATTATAGGTGTCGTTAAGCAGGTGATACTAGACTTTTGAGATCACAATCCATGGATGGCTGGGTTTACGTATTAACTAATGATTCGATGCCAGGCTTGGTAAAAATCGGACATTCAACTAAAGACCCCGCTATTCGCTCTTCAGAGTTGTATCAAACCGGTACGCCAACTCCTTTTATAGTTCAATACTCGGCGTTAGTTAACAACCCGCAATCTGTAGAATTTGCAGCTCATAAATTACTGAGACAGCAAAGGGTGAACCCGAATAGAGAATTCTTCAGATGTTCTGTCTGGGATGCTGTTAAAGCAATAGAAAGCATTTCAGAACCCATCACTGTTCATAATCACGCCGCAGATATCGAGGAAGAGCGCGATCGGCAAGAGCGCAAACACATACGAGAAAATTTTATAAAGCGGGAAATTCAGCCTTTAGTTGATTGGCAGAAAATCGAACTGGACAAACTAAAGAAACAGAAAGAGCAGATGCTTGATGTCCCTTACCTGTTCCATTTCTATGCTTGGATTTTTATAACTGGAGCTTTATCAGGCTTGCCATCGTTGGCGTCAAGCGATCTACTTCTTGTTATTATTTTATTTGGCGGCCCCTACCTCACCCAGCAAGTGCATAAATCCAAGATCGAAAATTCAGATAAGTTCAAAAAGTTTGATGCAATGGCGCGCAGCATTAATGAAAAAGTTAGCGCAGCCATGCTCAAACTTGAGCGGGAAGCAGAGGATGAATGGGGAGATCTGTGACAGGCACGCCCGTCCCGAAATTTAGACCATTCGTCGCAACCACCACAACATCCAAATAAAGACTAAACTCAACTAAACAAAAAAAGTTCATTTATTTGAACATTTCCTATTGACTACAAAGTTCATTTGTCTAAACTCACTCTAAACACAAATGAACTGGAGTGAAAGGAAATGCTGCATATCAAAACCCCAACCCGGGCAAAACACCTTCCAGAGTTCCGGCTGCTGGCCAACTTGCGGATGGCTGCATTAGTGGCCGGCGCAAGAGTTAGCGAGTCAGAGCGCGTACAGGTGCGTGCAGCTGAATTGCTGAAACACTTATGCACTGCTCTGCCATCACCTGAGTTTCAGGCCGAATACATGTACCGCGCCGGTGAGTTGGGTTTTGGCCTGGTACTGCGTGTCGACCACAACATGAGCAGCGTGACTATCCGCCGCGTTACCGCGGATAACGTTGTAAGCCTGCACAAAGTCAGCATCAGCACTGTAGTTGGTGGTGCCCAATGAGCGAATTCACTTTCACCTTAGAGCGCCAGGCGCTGCTGGCCCACTACGAAAAGCTGCTGCACGCCATCGAGGACACGCAGCATCAAAACCGCATGCAACGCAACGCCGAGCGCGATGCAGAAGTGTCAGCGCTGACCGCTGATGCGCTGCAATTCCGCGACCAGCACGACATCACCATTGCTGAGTTAAACAGCTGGAAAAAGCGCAACGTGAAGCGCGCCAGCTCTGTAGCTCATGCCGTTCAACTGTTAAGCCGGAGCGCATAACCATGACGCCACCTCTGGATCAATTCGGCGGAGTGACCTTTGTAGACGAAGAAGAACTGATTTTTGTTGATGATGTGCTGGAGCAATCGTTGCCAGCTGATAGCGATGAATTTGACGGCACCGGTATCTACTACGCCATGAGCAACGAGGCCTACCACTCAGGCCCAGGCGTGAGCAAATCAGGTTTAGACCTGATCGCGGTAAACCCATCTGCCTACATCTGGCACAAGAAAGCACCGGTTGATTACCTAGCGCTGCAGGCTCTGGATTTAGGTAGCGCGCTGCACTGCGCACTGCTGGAACCAACTGAGTTTGAAAAGCGCTTTTTGGTTGCGCCTGAATTCAACCGCCGCACAACTGCCGGCCGCGAAGCTGAAGCAGAGTTTCTGGCTCAAGCCTATGCCGATGGCATGACGCCGCTGACTGCTGAAGATGCAGCAAAACTGCGGATCATGAAAGACAGCGTGATGGCTCATCCGGTAGCGCGCCTGATTTTCGAGGCTGACGGCCACAACGAAGCCAGCATCTACTGGAACGACGCGCAAACCAACGAGCTGTGCCGCATTCGCCCTGACCGCATGCCAATCATTCCTGAGCTTGGCCCGGTGATTGTTGATGTGAAAAATGTTGATGGCTTAGACCGCTTTGACCGCCATGTGGCTGATTTCCGCTACCACGTACAGGACGCCATGTACACCGATGGCTACCGGAACCACTTCGGTGAAACCCCTGATTTCTTGTTCCTGATTGTCAGCAGCTCTATCAGCGCCGGCCGCTATGGCATCGACGTTGTTCGCCTGCCGGAAGATTGGAAACAAGAAGGTCACGACCTGTATCGCCGCGACTTACAAGCATACGCAGCATGCCGCCAGGCCGATGACTGGCTGCACGTTCGCACACTGAACCGCCCACGCTGGGCCTGATTTTTTAATTACTGGAGAAGCACTATGTACGCAGTAGCAAATGCACCGATGACCTTTCAAGAGCGCCCAAATGCGGGCCTGATGTTGATGAACCCGCAGGTTATGCAAGAGGTTTACAAGTTCGCCGAAGTAATGGCGAGTGGTACCGCAACAGTGCCTCGGCATTTACAGGGGAATGTAGCAGATTGCATGGCTGTAACCATGCAGGCTATGCAGTGGGGTATGTTCCCGTTTGCTGTAGCTCAGAAAACTCACTTAATTAACAATGTTCTTGGCTACGAAGCTCAGCTGGTTGCTGCAGTCATCAACAGTAGCGGTGTTGTGGTTGACCGCTTCCACTTTGAGTGGTTTGGCCCTTGGGAACGAATCGTTGGGAAATTCAATGTTAAGCAAGGTGATAAAGGCGAATACCGTGTGCCAGGCTGGAAGCTTGCCGATGAAGATGGTTGCGGCGTTAAAGTCTGGGCGACGCTAAGAGGTGAAGATCAGCCACGTATATTGACCCTGTTGTTGGCGCAGGCTCGCACCCGCAATAGTACGTTGTGGGCAGACGATCCAAAGCAGCAGCTGGCCTATCTGGCACAAAAACGCTGGGCACGGCTGTTCGCGCCAGACGTAATTCTTGGTGTTTACACCCGTGACGAACTTGAAGAGCGCGACCCAGAACCACGCGACATCAATCCGGCACCTGAATCATCTGCTGCAGCACAGCCACAGCAGCGCACCAGCGGCTTGGCCAGTTCGCTCAAAGCCCGCTCAGCCGCCAATCAATCAGCACCAATCGAAGCCAGCGCCGAACCGGTTACTGCTGACGATGACGCCTTGATCATCGACGACGAACCTGCACTGTCTGCAGAAGCGCAGAAGTACGAAGCCATGCTGCTGGACTGCTCTGAACCCAAGCATTTGGCTGAATGGAAAGCTCAGGTGCAAGCCAAGTTCCCGGCAAATTCCGCTGATTACGTCGAGCTGGTGAAGGCATACAACACCCGCCGCGCCAATCTGGCTCAGCAATCAACACAAGCAACTAACTAAGGAGACTCACGATGTCTGCAGTTGAAGCCATTCAAATTGAAGAAAGCCTAGTACCAGCCACTGAACTGATGTGCGTGCAGTCTACGCCGGCAGTGATCAGCGTGAACTTTGTTGAACTCAAGGAATCGCTGACCAAAGCTCTGGAGAAGTATGACGTTGTAGTCACAGCCGACACGCTGGCCGATGCCAAAAAGCTGAAGATTGAGCTGAACAAAAACGCCACTGAGTTCGACAAGCGCCGCAAGGCCGCTGTCGAGCAAGTGAGCGGGCCAATCAAAGAATTTGAAGCTCAGATGAAAGAGCTGGTTGCCATGTGCAAAGGCGGTGTCGAAAAGCTGGGTTCACAAATCAGCGTGTTTGAAACAGAAACACTGAACAACATCCGCAACCTGCTGGGCGAAGCTTTGGGCCGCGAGTGGGATGCGCTGAATGTGTCGGCTGAGTTCCGCAAATCCAATATCACTGATCTGGTACTGCTTGGCAGCATCACCTCAACCGGCAAGCTGACCGGCAAAGTGGTCAACGATATCAAGTCCCGCGCTCTAGATGATAAAGGTGCCGAAAACACCATCAAGCTGCGCTTATCAGAACTGGAAAACCGCTCATACCGTGCTGGCCTGAAAGCGCCACTGACCCGCGCGCATGTTGAAGTGTTCCTATTCGCACCTGAGGCCGATTACAGCCAGCGACTGGAAGCCATGCTGCAGTCTGAAGTGCAGCGCCAAGAGCAGGCTGAAGCGCAATTGCGTGAGCAGATGGCTCGTGAGAATGAGCGCAACCGCCAGGCGCAGGAAGCTGCAGATCAGCGAGTTCGTGAAGCTGAAGAACGCGCGCGCCAGGCTGAAGAAAATGCACAGCGTGCAGCCGAGCAAGCAGCTCAACAGCATGCCGCACCGGTGGCGCAGCATCAGGAACCGGCGCCAGTTCAGCAAGCTGCAGCCCCGCAATCGCAAGCCCTCAAAGTGTACTACGCACCAATGAGCGACAAGGTAGTGAAGCTGAACGCCCCAAGTTTTGAGCAGGCAGCTCAGGCCGCAATTGAAGCTCAGCAGGCTGATGGCCAGCAGTATGCAATTCGCACCAAAGAAGATGGCCTGATTGGCATTGTCCACGCCGGCCGAGTGTTTTGGAGAGCTTAACCATGGCACTGATCGTCAACCAAAAGAAAGCAGCGGAGATGTTGGGCGTGTCCAGCATCACGCTGTGGCGGTGGCGGAACGAAGGCCGGGTGCAAGCCCTGCCTCAGTTCAAAACACCAAAATACGCAGTCGCTGACCTGCAGCGTCTGGCCAATGTAAATGCACCGACTCAGGAGGCCGCATGAGCAACACGAAAGCCGGTTGGCACCAGAACAAAAAGCCGGCGCCAAGAGAGTTCGAACTGAGCAAAGAAGAGCGGCGCCAACTGGCGCTGCGATTCAGAAGCCCGATCAAAGTCGGCATGGCCATTATCCCCTTCTGTGAAGTTGAAGGTGCATGGCTGCTGCCGGTAGGCCCAAACCAGAAAAACCGTTATGTGCGCCACTACGACATCGCTTTTGAGTTTGCAGTGCGCATGAACGACATCCTTCAACACTATCCGCAGCTGGCTGTGCGGTTAGAGCGGCGGGAGGCGGCATGAACCGTGACGCCTACCGCACCCCGCCGGAGCTGTTCGCAGCTCTGCATTCTGAATTCCATTTCATGGTCGATGTCGCAGCCAGCCGGGATAATGCGCTGGTTGACATCTTCATCAATGAGCAAGAGAACGCACTGAGCCGCGCTTGGGTGCCGCAAGATGGCCGTAGCTGGGCCGGCGCATATGTCTGGTGCAACCCACCTTATTCAGATATCGGCCCCTGGGTTCGCAAAGCAGCCGAACAATCGCAAGCCGGCATCGGCTGCGTGATGTTGGTCATGTCAGATACCAGTGTTGGCTGGTATGCCGAGGCAATTAAAACCTGTCAGGAAGTGCGCTTTATCGTTGGTGGCCGCATCAGCTTTTTAGATCCAGTTACCGGCAAACCAGCTGCCGGAAACAACAAAGGCAGCATGTTTTTAATCTGGCATCCGTTCGGTCGCACCGCGCCTCTGGTGAGTCATGTGCCGCGCGATGAGTTAATGGCTAAGGGCCGCGAAGTTTTGGCGCAAAAGCCTGCAGCAGAACCAGAAAAACCAGCTGAGCCGGTAATTCAGGCATCACCAGAAATCGCCCACAAATGGCCAACCGAAGTTGTTCAGGCGGTTAGAGCTGCCTTTGATTCTGCACCGGTTGAGCCAGCTTCACCGCAATTCAATCACCTTTGTTATACAGCCAACCAGATGCTGCTGGCTGGTAACAGTCGGGAACATATTTGCCAGGTAATTAAACAGGACATTCAATCATGCGCGGCTTAATCATTGATAACTTTGCCGGCGGTGGCGGTGCATCCACTGGTATTGAAATGGCTATCGGTCGGTCAGTTGATATCGCAATCAACCATGATCCAGACGCTATCGCCATGCACACTGCAAATCACCCAGGCACCCTTCACTACTGCGAATCAGTATTTGATGTGGATCCACTGCAGGCGACCGCTGGCCGGCCAGTTGACCTGTGCTGGTTGTCACCAGACTGCACTCACTTCAGCAAAGCGAAAGGCTCAAAGCCGGTCAGCAAGTTTATCCGCGGCCTTGGCTGGATTGCTGTGCGCTGGGCGTTAAAGGTCCGGCCAAAAGCGCTGATGCTGGAAAACGTCGAAGAGTATCAGACCTGGGGGCCGCTGGTTGCCGATGACGAAGGCAATCACTTCCCATGCCCTGACCGCAAGGGCGAAACCTTCAAAGCATTCGTGGCAATACTGAGCACCGGCATTGCTGCAGATCACCCCGCACTGGCCGAGTGCTGCGAAGTGTTAGGCATTGCAGATCCAACACCGCTGATTAAAGGTCTGGGCTACAAAGTTGAGTGGAAGGAACTGCGGGCCTGCGACTATGGCGCGCCGACTATCCGCAAGCGCCTGTTTATGGTTGCCCGCTGTGATGGCCGACCAATTGTGTGGCCTAAACCATCGCACGGAAAACCAGACAGCAAAGAGGTTAAAGCCGGTCTGTTGCAACCATACCGCACCGCGGCTGAGTGCATCGATTGGTCGTTACCATGCCCGAGCATTTTCGGCCGGAAAAAGCCGTTGGCAGAAGCCACCATGAAGCGGATCGCCAAAGGCTTGGTGCGTTATGTAATTGAGGCAGAAAAGCCGTTTATTGTCGAAGGTCAGTTCACCCCGTTCATAACTGAGCATGCCAACGCCAGCAATCAGCGCAACATGGCAACTGATGAACCGCTGCGCACTATCTGCGCCCAGGTGAAAGGTGGCCACTTTGCCATTGTGGCACCGGTCATCGCGCGCCAGTTCGGCAAATCCATCGGCCATGGTGCTGACGAGCCAAGCGCCACAATTACCGCCGGCGGCGGTGGCAAGTCTCAGCTGGTGGCTGCTTTCATGACGAAATTCAGGACCGGCTCAGTTGGCTATGAGCTGGACTCACCGGTTCACACAATAACTGCAGGCGGAAAGCAGAAACGCCTTGGCACAGCAAATACACAAGCTCTGATCACCAGCCACTTGGTGAAGCTGCGCGGCACCTGTCAAGACGGTCAGCCAGTAACTGAACCTATGCCAACGATTACTGCCGGTGGCAATCATGTCGGAGAAGTTCGGGCATTTTTGCTGAAGTATTACGGCAACGAGCAAGACGGCTGCGAACTGAAAGACCCATTGCACACAATCACTGGCCGCGACCGCTTTGGCCTAATCACCGTGAATGGCGTTGACCATGTGATTGTAGACATCGGCATGCGCATGCTGCAGCCACATGAGCTGTTCAAAGCTCAGGGCTTCCCAGATGACTACATCATAGACCGGGACGCATCAGGCAAACCTATGTCAAAAGCATCGCAGGTTGGCCGGTGCGGCAACTCAGTATCGCCAATGGTTGCAGAAGCACTGGTGCGAGCGAACTTGCCAGAACTTTGCACACGCGAACAGGAGGCAGCATGACACCGAATTTTGAATACATCGCAGCGGTGCTTGATGACTACTGCGACATGCAAACCAGCGGATTTATCCCGACAGCCAACCGTTATCCGGTCGCCGATGTGCAGGAGCAGGTTGAACTGCTCGGCGGTTTGCAACCGGTTTCAAATATCACTCTGGCTAATCGGATTTCGGAGTTGGAGCGTGAAGTGTCGATGCACCGAAACGCCGAAATCACATGGGAACAAACCATGATGCAGGCCGTTGGTGAAGATGGCCCTAAATCTGTGGTGGAGGCGATTGAGACAATTAAGGCTGAGCGTGATACCGCATGGTGCGAACTGCGGGAAATCCGTGAGGCCATCAGCGCCAATCCGGAAGAAAGCACGGCAGATGAAGTGCGTCGGGTTGTTGCAGAGCGTGACGCACTAGCCGCGCAGGTTGAGGCGTTGCGCATTGACGAAGAAGCTATCGAAGGTTGTCTGGCTTGGTTGTCTGAGCATGAGCAAACTTTGGATGTCGGTGAGGGACACATAGAGTCAACCGCAGGATTTTTGACACGCTATTTAAAAAACCTGCGCTCAGTAACACCAGCCGCCTGTCTCGCGCGGGTGCGGGCTGAGGCTGTAATTAAGGCTGCGAACGAGTGCAACAAGTACAGCGGCGATTTTTGCGCACATTCTGACTTAGTGAATCATGCCAACCGCATCCAACAGGAGGTGAAGTGATGCTATTTTTCATGAAATTTTTTGGTTTTCTCGTTCTAAATTATGCGTTTTGGCACGCAGATAAAGAGATGTTTTCCACTGGGATTGCTTTGATTGTTTCTGCCCTTTCTGTCGAGCAAATTGAAGTAATGATGAATCGCGTAATCATCCGGAAAGGCGGTGCGGAATGATTGGAAATCATATCGCCTTGGTCGGCTGTGCTTTTTCCAGATTAGTCTGTCCCGAAACAGCGCACTTTGTAATGCCGGATCACCAGACGTTTACCGCTCCAAAATCCAAAGCTCGGAATAGCGGGGCCGCCGCAATAAAGCGTGCAGCCAAAAAGCGCAAGTCAGCGAAGCGAGGACGGAAATGACCTCCCTATTCTCCCAATATGGCCCACTGCGCTGGCTGGTGTGGCTCGGCATCGGCGTAGCGCTGCACCTATGCGCTGTACTGATGAACTGGCTGCTGGTCCGCAGCATCGACCTGTCTGACCTTAATCCGCTGACCTACAGCGACTTTGGCTGGATCCTGCTGGTGTGTTGGCACCTGCTCTGGATTTGGATGTGGGTGAATGAGTAACGGAGGCTTAATCGTGACACACAACGAACTGGTGCTGCGCGCCGAAAAATTCCTCAAAAACATGGGTTGCGGTGTGGTATTCCGCGACCCGTTCAGAGCGGCTACTCACTCTGGCGAGCAGCCTGATGCAATAGGCTGGCGCGACAGTATTTCATTCCTCATTGAGTGCAAGGCAAGCCGAGCTGACTTTCTGGCCGACCGCAAAAAACGCTTTCGGGTTAATCCAGAGGACGGCATGGGCGAGTGGCGGTTTTTCCTCTGCCCACCCGGCATGATAAAGCCTGAAGATTTGCCGGAAGGCTGGGGATTGCTGTGGTGTCACCCACGGAAAATAGAGCGGGTTCACGGCATCCCGACCAACACCCAGCTCTGGAATATGCCATTCAAAAACGCTAACAAACGAGCTGAAACACAGCTCATGTATTCGGCGCTACGGCGGATGGATATCCGCGGGCACCTTCACGAAATATACGACGGCATTCCGAATGAGAAAGCTGCGTAACTGAACCTAACTGATAAGGAACACCAATGGCCAGAGGCATCAACAAAGTCATTTTAATCGGCAATTTGGGCGCAGATCCGGAGGTGCGTTACAACGCCACCGGCGGCGCCATTGCCAATATCACCATCGCTACTTCAGAAAGCTGGACTGATAAACAGACCAACGAGAAGAAGGAAGTCACCGAGTGGCATCGCGTAGTGATATACCAGCGCCTGGCTGAAATCGCCGGCGAATACCTGAAGAAAGGCAGCAAGGTGTATATCGAAGGCCGGCTGCGCACCCGCAAGTGGCAGGACAATCAGGGCGTCGAGCGTTACACCACTGAGATTATTGCCAACGACCTGCAGATGTTGGATGGCGTCAGTAACAGCGGCGTGCCACAACCACAGGCCGGCCAAAGCCGGCAGGCCACAGCGCAGCAGCCGGCTAAACACCAGGGGCAGTATTACAGCGGTTACCAGAAATCAACCGGTCACAACCAGCGCCCGGCAGCACTAGCGACCGGGGGCCCTATGGCGCCGCCAATCGACTTTGACGACGACATTCCGGCACTTCCGTTCGCTCCGATTGGTCTGCAGTGCAAGCGCATTTTGCACTGCATCTGATATTGAACTTAGAAAAATCACAGGCAAAATAAACGACACCCCGCAGCCGAAACTTTAAACACGTTGTACGTTTTAGGGTTTGCCCAGGCTGAAAGCATAACGAACTTCAAATCGGTGGCTGCGGGGCCAGTTTATGACACATACAGAGCGGCCACATTGCCAGCCAAGAAAGAGGCAGTTGGATATCTGGAGGTTGTTATGCATTTCCCGCTGTAATGGCGGTTTATCGCGGTAGAGATGTCGCCCAGTTTATTGGTTTGGTGTTTGTTAGCTCAGTGTATCAGAGCGCTCGCTTGGATTGATCTACCAAGAATACGAGAGGTCGTGGCGCATTACCCACACAGGCACCGAAACCAATGAGCTGAATGCGCAAGTGGTGATTGCGCGGTGTGAGAGGAAGGCGGACTGCAACAGCTCACACTGTACCGAGCAAGCAGCAGGCGAAACAGCGAGAAGAAAGCCTCACAAACACACCAGAGGCCAGTTCATTGCTCCGAATGGGACTTAGCGCGGAGCAGGCCGCATGGCAGCGCGTAGTTACCCTTGGCAAAGGTTTAACTCATAAGTTAGCCACGCACCCGCACGGAACAGTCAGCTGCAGGACTTTAAAACCGCAGTGAGTTTTCACGGAAATATGAGGCGGCACCGTGAAAGCCGATCCCGCCTAGCAGGTAACATCGCTTTGCGTTGGTAAACTGACAAGCAGGCTGAACGGTCGGCATAAAAAAGCCCGCATTAAGCGGGCTATTTTATTATCTGTATCCGAGAGACCGTAATCTTATTTCCATGGCCATATTCGAAACTTGAAAACGGGAGGCCAATCGAGCTACATCAGCTCCATGCAATTCATGCTCAAATCTAACGAGATCACTTGGCATGAGAATTTCAGCAGCGAAACCGTTAGCCTCGGTTTCATGCCGAGGTGTTATTTTTTCATTATAACAATCAGATCCAGCAACGCTGCGATACGCAGTATTGTCATTTACCCCATCACCTAATAGATGCCGATGAAGTACATAATGGCCCAGCTCATGAGCGGCCGTGAATCGCTGCCTAGTCTTTGAATTATTGGAGTTAACTACAATTTCAAATTGGTCTTCACCGATTTTTTTGAGGCAGCCGAAAATATCGCTAGGCAAAACGATTGATTTGTAAGCAATACCCAGTTTGCAAAACAGATCTTCTAGATTGACTGGGCAAGTCTTTTTGCTGTGCGTAATCAACTCAAAAATGTTCATGCTCTGTCTCCGTTATCCATCTCACCTGCGATTTCATCGGCATATCTACCAGCATCCTTAGAGCTGGCTGCAAGCTCAACGTAGTCTTGCGCTATCTTGGGAAGTTGCTCTTCCATAAACTTAATAGCGTTTCTTTCAATTTTTTCCTCAATTCGACTGCTCAAACTATTTATAGTTTTCTCAGCTGCTTCTGCCGCAAGCATTTCAGATTTTTCTTTTACGTACAGAAAACCGAACACCGCCGATAGGCCTACTGTAACGCCAAGAATCGCCAAGCAAATCGAAATAATATCGAGCCTGCCTATCTGTACAGCGATCCAATAAGCATCAGACGTTACACAGTTTTTATCATTGTCACCGCAAACCCGCTTAATCATGTCAACATCGATGGGCGTCACGTTGCTGAAAAAACCCATCAATACAAACGCAATTATGGCAATGGTGACGGCAGACGATAAGAAATTCCAAATCGCTCTAAAACGCATTTCCTTTGCATCTCTAATTTTTGGTGCGTGATTATATAGCTATTGTCGAAAAAGACAATAAACGCAATTTTCCTTTAGTTCAAAGGAAATATTGCATGTGAAAACCAGAATAAGCAGGGAATAAAGCGTAATAATTGCAGCAATGCTCAGGCGCTGCGTTTAAGCAGCAATTAACTGCGTCGCATCTCAACCACGTTATCATTCTGCTCGCCGTTCCGGATCCGCTGCAGCCGTTCCCACCAAGCTTTATAAGCAGCTTGCTGCCTTGGCAAATAGTCGTGATGGTCATACACAGCTTTTACACCGGGCAACTTGTGGCCCAGCATAATTTCAGCGATATCGCTATCGGTCAGGCTACTCCAGTTTGTCCGGGCTGTGCGGCGTAAATCATGGACACTCCAGCTGTCGATTTTGACTTTTCGGTTTTCACGCAGCCAGGTAGTGAGCTGAGAAGGTATTTTAATGTGGGCTCTGTCACTGACTGGCCTATCTTCATCCCGGTGCGGGAAAAGATATGTGCCGGCCGTCATATCCATTAATGTTTGCAGCAGCGGTACCACTTCTGGAATGATAGGCCGGACCAATGCCTTTTTAATCTGGTCGCCCATTTTGTGGTTCTCTACCGGAACAGTCCAAACCATCTTTTTAAAGTCGAAGTGATCACGCTCAGCCAGTCGCAGTTCACTGACCCGGCACCCGTAGAACAGACACAGCTCGATCAGGATCTTGTTCTTCGGCCAAATGGTACTGTTCTCAAGCGCCTCATACACCAGCTTGATTTCATCCGCACTTAATACGCGGGTGGTTTCTGATTTCTCAATCTTCAGATCTTCGCCACTGAATATGTCGGCCACTGGGTTGTGTTCGGTGAGCTGGCGTTTTACTGCCCAGCGATAAACCATTTTCAGGTTCGTCAGAATGCGCTGTGCAATATAAGGCCGTGCCTTGGTTTGCTTCTCCAGAAAATCGAGCCATACGTGCATGGTCAAATCTGGTGCTGGGAACCGGCCAAAGCTCGGGAATACATGCTTCTCAAAAGTCGCCAGAATTTCGGCGCCAGATACCTGCTCTGCTTTTGTGCTCGAGTGCCACTGCTTGAACATATCTTCAAAGGTGCCGGCATATAGGACCGCTTCACGCTCCAGCTTTTTCACCAGCCGCGGATCTTTACCTTGCTCCAGTTCAGCGCGATACCGCTGACACTCTTTGCGCGCATCAGCCAGGCCCATGAGTGGATAGGTGCCAATATCACAGCGCTGGTTTTTGCCGGCAAACCGGAAGCGCATCTGAAACTTAATCTTGCCCTTCTCTGACACTCGGACAGATAGACCATCACGATCACTTTTCTCAAGCACGCTATCGCGCGGTTTGCTGTGGTTTGCCTTCAGCCAGGTATCAGATAGCGCCATTTCCGTTTCACCCTCAAAATTATGTACACAGGTATGTACACACTTTCATTGAATGTAGATGCAATCCTGTGAAATGTTCTGCACAGAACTGCAATTTCAATATTCAGCAAAAACAGGGGCTTGGCAAGTGGTAGTGGTAACGTGTGAAAGGTTATGCAAACTCTTGAAATGCTGTCCGTTATTCTGAGCCAAAATAACGGCGTCATATATCAAGTTGTTGTATTTACTGGCTTTCTGGCCTTTTCAGTGCCGGGGTAATGTGGATTCTGTACACATTTCTGTAGTCACTACTCAAAGTGACTCAGTAACCCGGGCGGCATAATACCTGTTTTCTGCCTTCGCTCAAAATTTATAATTCACTCACCCAGGGTGTTGAACTTAGCCATGGCATAGGTATGTTTAATGAACAGTGTTATGCAGGTGGGTTCACGATGCACATTATCATCATGCTTGTTTTAGTTATTAGCGGATTTGCAGCCGGCCAGAACCTGACCTGGTTGATTGGCCTGCCGATGATCGGGATTGGACTTTATATCGGGTTCGGGGATTGGGGCGGAAGGAAGGGAGCCAGGCAGCGCGAACAAGCTGAAAACCTATTCTTATTGTCTGGCCTGATCGGCATGGTGGTACTATTTATTTCCAACACTTTCAGTTGAAGGTTCAATCAGTTCTCTAGCGTTGTTAAGCGACTCCAATGCTTTTCCAATGAGAAATAGCGACTTAGACAAGGCCACAGTTTGTAGCTCGTCACGCTCAAAGAGCATTTCTAAAAATATTTCAGCTTCGAAAATTCTGTTGGCCAACTCAGTATAAGTTTCGATATCTAATTGAATGAATCGCTGCATGATAGGAGTCTCCTAAAATTAAGGGACTCCTATTCTTTCGCAGATTTTTTTTCTCGCTACAAATCGTTCAGCGTTGATTTATAAGGCTTTCAAGACTGCTATCGATTTGTTGCGATAGAAATTTAATATGCTACGGGTGCATATTTACTGGCAATTAGTTCAAGATGAATCACCACTCACCCAGCTTGTACCGCAGATAGGCGTTTTGATACAGCTCGTTTTTGCGCTTAGTAATGTCGTCCAATTTCTGCCGCTTTTGCGTACCGCTCAGGCTTTGGTTATTGTTCACCAGCTCTGCCTGCTTATTCAGTTCACTCAATCGACGTTGGATCCGGTTCAGCGCAACCCGGGCGCCAAGTGCCAATGACTCCGATTCCTTCAGATCTTGCTGCCGCACCACATTACCTTCCTCCACTGCACGCTTATAACTGCCGTGCGCTTCGGTGGCTTCCTCCAGTGCCTTGTAAAATTCATCCTGGAACTTGGTAGCGGTTTTCGGTGCATCGCCCTGATAGAACGCTTTAATCACCGGATAACGGCTGATTGGTGTATCAGCAGCTTCAATGCCCAGCATCTGCCGCGCGGCAATGTCGGACATGCCAAGGATATAACCACCCAGGGTGCCGGTGTAACCGAGGATCAAGTGCTCGACCATTTTCGGGCTAACACCAAAGGCAGCGCCAATCTGTTTGGCCGTTTCGCTGGTGTAGGCGTTATACCGGTCCTCTGGCTTACGCTGTGCATCGCCCATACCTTCAATCTGACTGCCTTTGAAGAATGACTTGTTCGTCATCACTTCAACTACTGGCAGTGCCAGCTGCGGGATTGGGTTTAGTGCCAGCGTATTCCAAACAGCATGCGCCGCGGCTTTGCCTAAGTCACTGCCAGGCTGACTGCCGGCCGCATAGTGGAACATCCGTTCTGGCATGGTGCCGAACAGAATACCTAGCTCGAAAGGTTTCGGGATCCGGAAGTGTTCATCACCAATAAAGAAGTGCCAGTTTGCGTCTTTATCCCAGTCCGGCAATTCCTGATAACGCTCGTCGTCGTCATTCATTGCAGCCAGTGCCAGGCTGAATGCGGCAACCTTCAAACCCTTCATTGCCAGATTGGCGCTCAGCACTTTCAGTACGCGGTCACCATCACCGGCTTTCATGGCTCGGACCAGTTTGCTCATGCCCTGCAGCCGGGCATTGAAGAACGGCAGCATATCAATCATGGTGCCAATCAGTGCAAAGTTGCCTTTGAGCGAATAGTCCATCAGGTCTTTCGCCTCATACGCAGCCTGCCGGCGCGACTTACCGCTGGCCAATGCAGCTTCATACGTGCTCAGCCGGTTGGCGTTCTCCACCTTATCTGACGCAGTGCGGTACGCTTCCAGCAGCTGACCACCTTTTGTGATCAGGCTGTCCATGTATGACTGGATATCAGCCTCGCCCAGACCTTTACTGCGAAGTGCCCGGCGAACCTGCTGCGCTGCAGCCTCCGGGTCTGCGCCATGCACATAACCACCTTGGAATGCAGCACCAGAGAAAATCAGATCTCGGTACGCCTCATCCTCGGCAAAAGCTTTGCGAAGTCCGGCAACTGAGTCAGCGCCAAAGCGGAAACCGTCTTTGTTGATCATCCAGGCGTGTGCCGCATCGCGCACAAAGTTCTTGATGATGAAGTCAGGCGATAATGTGATACCAGCGGTCAGGAATCGCTTAGCACTGCGGGCCATGCGGTTAAACAGAGACTGGTTGCCGATGGTGTGGATTTGCAGCAGGCCGCGCAGCAGCGCCGGATCCGTGACTGTATAGGCCTCCGCTTTGCCGTTGCGCATCACCTTCACTTTCTGCAGCAGGTTCAGCTCAGTCTGACTTAGCGCCGCAATGTCGGGGCTATCAACTGCCTGCATAAACGGCGTGCCTTCCAGATTGCTCACCACTTCCGCCATCGCTTTGTTCTTGATGGCTGCATCAATCATGGTCGACTGTCTGGCGATGATGTTTTCAAGCAAGTCTTTGGTCGACTGGCGCCCACCTTTCAGCTCTTTGATTTGCGCTGACTGGCCGGCAATACCTTTGCGGCTGCGCGGGCCATGCACCATGGCTGCAATTCCGGACATTTCCGGATCCACTTCGTTTTCCATGTTGCGGAAAAATGGCACGTACCACTCTTCATCAAAGCCGCCGCGCTGCTCTGCACTGATAAGTCCAGCCTCTTCAGCCAGGTCGATGATAGCGCTGTTGATCTTGTTGTATTCCTGCCGGACCTGTTCAAACAGATCTTCTTTGCCAGCAGCCATCGCTTTGAGTTCATCGATATCTGCCTGACTCAGATTGTTCTCGCGGCCTTCAGCCATTAAGCGCTCTGCTCGATTAGCACCCATCCATGCAAGCCATTCGTTCAGGTCATCGCCCAGCATGCCGAAAACTTCCAGGAGGCCTTTGGTATCAGCCTTACGCTGCACAACGCCATCTTTCCAGACTGGTGCGCCGTAGTGGAAAACGCCGTGCAGAATATCGGACAGGCCGGACGCAAGGCGAGCAGACACATAGCCCTGTTTGTTCGGATCCGTGATGCCAGCGGCTTCCTCAGCCTGTTTGATACCGGCAAGGCCATCGAAGATACCTTCATTCAGTCGCTTCCAGAATGAGCTGCTTTTCAGCGTTTCGACAGTTTCATTGGCCCGGCGCTTGGCTTGCTCGGCTATTGTTTCTGCATCTTCTTCACCAAGGCCCAGTTTGTCCAGCGCATCGGCTTGTTCAGTGGTGCGTGCTTTGCTGAACTTGTAGCCGGTCTGTTCATGATTTATACTTTCATCCGACGGTGCATTTGCATCGTTGGATTCGGACGCTTGATTCCCTGCATTTGACGGCAAGGCAGATTGAGCGTCCGTTTTTCTTTCAAACGAATGGTCGTAGTACCGTTTACCATCCTCAGCCTCCCGCACAACCGTAATCACATCATGAACTCGAGAATCCACGCTTAGTTTCGCGGCGTAGTAGTGGAAGATTAGTCCAGACTCTGCTCTTTTTGCGTCAGGTTCCGAGCCGATATAAATCGACCTTTCAATGAGTTCGGGAATTGCTTCGATTGATGAAATTAGATCTGCTTGCGCACCTGATAAAGTGTGTCGTACGCCCGTCATAGAAACACTTACGGCATGGCCAGTATCTTTATTGATGAATGTCTTTCCTGCTAAATGCGCTTTTGCATATTCGCGAGCAGCAACAACCATCTCTTTTAGTGTTCCAATGTTGATTGTTGAATTGCCTAGTTCAACGATTGGAGCTGAATCAGGCACCCTACTAAATAAAACTGCGCGTTCCGATGTTGAATCGGACTGATTCCGACTAAACATAAATCCGGCACTAATCGAATCCAGCATATCCTGCATAGCCTCAACATCCGGATCCCCGGCTTTCGCCAGGCCGACTGATACCAATGCTTTGTGCAGGAACCGTTTGAGTGCATTCCACCAGAACTTCACAGGGCCGGTGACTGGCTTATTCTGAACAAAGTAGGCGAACAGTTCCTCGGCTTTGTCGTTTTCGCTAAATCCGTCATAGTCGTTATCAATCTGGACCCACTGCTTTGCAAAGGCTCGGTTGTTCCGAGTCTGTTTCAGGCGGTCAATGAATGCGGTGTAATCGGCTTTGCTGATCACATTCTGCAGGCCACCATGGCCAATGACTTCGTGCGCCACCACTTCCCGCAATTCATCCAGTGACTTCACGTTTTCAGCAATCACATAGGCGGTATTGGTTGCACGGTTGTAGGCACCACGTACCAGGTCGCCAGACAGTGACATCTGCCAGAGTTTTTCGGCTTCGGCCTGAGTCTCCAGCACGACAACTTTAATGCCGGCCGCACCGTTCAGGCGCTGCATGATGTTGGACACCATCTGTTTAGCCAGTTTGGCGTTCACGCCGCGCGCCGGCTTAGCTTTGATGGTGTTTTGTTTGCTGAACAGCATCACACCTTTGTCGGTCTCTTTGGTCTGCAGCGTATCAAAGAATGCCCTGAAAGCTGGATTGATGATCTCCTGCTCAGCCTTGGTTGGGTACGGGTAAGTCTGCTCTGCTGATTCGACTGCGCCCCACACTTCCGGATCAACTACGTTTGCCAGGTAGTCATTGCTAAACCCTTTAGCTTCCAGTTCTGCAATGATGAATGTTTCAAAGGATCTGGCTGATGCTTCGATTTCTGACGACCAGTAAGGCTTACTACGCCGCGAATCAAGCGTTGATGCACGCTGGAACATCTTGGTTTTTCGAATAGCCAAAATGAGTGCTGTGAAAGCATCGCGTACTTCTTGCCGCAAGTCACCACCACGGATGTTGCCGCCTTCGGTCACAAAGCTGTTTGGATTACCAGACAGTCGCGCAAAGTAGTTATCAACCGCGTGCCACCATTCATGTGCCAGCGAACCGGCCCCTGACTCTTTGGTTAAATTGATTGCCACATAAGACGGCTCGTAGTGAGCAGCAGCTTTAATAGTTGTTGCAGCGCCTTTTCCGCGAGCACCGAATGCCATGCCAAGCTCGCCATTTAAAGCCAGTGCTTTTGGCGGGACGCCAAGTACATCGGCAAGATCCATGAGCGCATCATAGGCTTCGTTAAGATCTCGCTGCCGCTTCCCCTGCTCTACCCAATTACCAAACTCAACGCCTCTAAAACCAAAGGTATCTGCAAAAATTGCAGGAGTTATGCTGCCTGCATAGTGCGGAGGTCCAACCCGCTTACGATTCTCTGGCCGGCGCATTTCAGGCACTTGCTTAAGTTGCTTCAGTTTGGCTTCGACATCAGCGCGGTTTGATTTTAGATACTCACGCGCTTCGTTGACCGTAGCGAAATCTTGGATCCGCAGCACGCCGCTGCCACCTGCCCATCCAAGGTAGATTTGCTTCGTATAGCGGTCGCTATAGATTGAGATCTTGCTTTGCTTTTGCCCTGCAGTGTCAGGATTTGCTGCAGCTTCAGCCTTGATCAGTTTCACCAGGTTATCCAGAGCGCCCTGTTTATCTGGACTGGCCAGATCAAGAATTTCTGTACCGCCATTTTGTGGGTAGTAAAAGGTTTTAGATGGGCTGTACTGCTTGCCACGGAACATGCTGAATGAACCCGAGCCAAGCCGGTACTTTGCAGCAAGCTTGATAGTTTCAGGATTGGCCTGAGCGATTGCAGGGATAGCATCAGCCATCGCCTGAAGTTCGCCGCCACTTTTGGACATAGCAGCAATCACTTGGTCCGGCGTCAGTTCGCCGCTAATCAGATCACGGGCAAAGTTACGCAATACATCAACTTTCTCAGCCCAGCGCCTGACTTTGTATGAGACACGCGGCTTAGCTGGAATTTCAGAGCGCATAGCTGCAATGATGGCCAGCGTTTCCATTGATACGCCATCTGCAGCCATCTTCACATAGTCTGGCTCAGGGAATGATTTAGACAGCGGCAGCTCTCTTGTATCAACTTCGCCGCTTACTGCCTCAGAGAAGCCGGCCCAAACATCTTTGCGAGCACCACCAAGCTTCTCGCCAAAGTCGTCAATACGTTCCAATGGCTCAGAAACAGAAACCCCGGCATCGGCCGGGGTCTGGGTAGCTGGTTCAGTTGTTACTGCTGGCTTTTCTGGTTGCTCTGGATCTGGTCCATTAGAGCGTTCAGCACTAGATCCTTGTCGCTCTTGGCCAGATTGCGTCCCACTTTCAGAAGCGCCTGCATTGCCTGCGGTGAACAATCCGCCTTGCTGGGCGCCGCTGCCTTCTTGGTTTTTGATTGTGTCATCTGGATTGTTGGTTCCGGATTCGATGTTACTTTCGATATTAGCACCATCGGCAACAGTCGAGCTTGGGAATTCATGAGCCTGTTTCACCAGCTCAGCGATTGGGGCATCAAAACGGATGATATCAACTTCTTCCCCTCGCTCACGCTTAGCCAGCCATTGATGATGACCATCCAGAACATAGCCGTCTGACGAAACAAGGATTGACCGATCGCCGCCGTCGAATTCCATTGCCTTGGCAACCTTCGATGGAGAAAACTCTGCCTGCGTTGGTTTCAGTCCTGCGGCCGGAACGGTGTCTTGTTCATGGCTGACTCCGCGCGCCTTTAAGAACTGTGTCATTGCGCCACGATGCTCAGCTTTAATTTGTGGCATCTCTGCCCGGGGAATTTTTAAGGTACCGGAATCATCTGCAAACGCGGTCCACTCATCATTAATCGCACCACCAGACAAGTCGGCAGCTGGAGCTACTTTCACCCGGAAACCATAGCCACCTTCGACTTTAACTGGTTCCAGCTCTGCGCCTGTGGCGGCAGCTTCTTTGTAGCTGGCACTTTTGAGCATCATGGCTTGAGTGCTGAATGGTCGGCCGCTTTTCATCAACTGAATAGGTGCAGGCTCAACCGGCTGAACCGTTTGCTCTGGCTGAATATCAGGCTGCTGCATTTGCTCTGGCTGCGATTCCTTCACGCGCCAGCCCCAGCCATCACCAAATGGAACGGCTTCTACTGGCGTGCCGCTGCGCTTCATTGCGCGGGCCTGTTTGCTGGTCATCGCTTCACGAGCTGACTGATATACCTGCCCGTTTCCTTTGACGCGAACACCGGATTGATCACCGGCAAAAATGATGTCCTTTTGCGGCAGGCGCGGAACTGATGCGGCTTGATTAGCCTGGCGCTGCAGGTTATCGGTAAACTCCTGCGCCGCCTGCTGCGGCCGACCATCACCGGTGAAGATGATATTTTTATCAGTGATTTGGCGCGGCTGATTGCGCATGCGCTCCATTTCAGCTTTTGCCTGTTTGACCTGCTCAGATTCCAGATCAATAGGTGCATTCTCAATAAAGCCTGCAGCTGCATTGGCTCTCTGCTCTGGGCTTAACCACTCACCTTCCATTGCTGGATTGCGCTCGGCTTCAGTGCGGCCATCGGCAGCAAAGATAATGTCTTTCTGTTCAATACGGGGGATTGTCGGGCCACCAATGCGCGGCTGCATGCCAATCTGATTCGGATTATAGTTCGGGCCTGGTGCCTGCTCCGGATCCAGCAGCTCACCTTCAAGCACTGGCTGGCTGATAGCCGGCATGCCGCCAATGATGCTTTGTAAATCAGCTTCGCGCTGCGCGGCTGACTGCGCCATGCCATCGAATGCGCTTGCCAAGTCTGGGTTCTTATCGCGGATAGCGTCAGCTTCCGGATCGCGCACAGGTTCTTCCTGCTTGCGATTTAATAAGCCACCTACACCACCAGCTGCAGCGCCGAGCGTGCCGCCTGCCACACCTTCATTAAGCGCCGCAACCGCAACACCATCCATCGGGTCGCGGCCATCGACCTGAGACAGCGCCTGATTGATGCCGTATTCCTGCACACCAGCCTGAGCTGCTTCAGTGCCGCCCTCGATGGCAAAGCCTTTGAGTGCTGAGCGCAACGCGCCAGACTTCGCCAGCCGCGCACCGGTTAATGCCCGGCCGATGATTGGATCCGCAATCGCTGAGCCAGCAAAGTTTGCCAGTAACACTTTCGGATCTGTCTGCACCTCAGCTGCCAGGCGTTCAGCCACATTGTTTTCAGCCTCAGTCCACAGCGCTTCACCATCGAGTTCAGGCTTGGCCTGCTTCATTTCGCGGATAGTGTTTTTGAACAGGTCTGATTGCAGTTTGAGCTCATCCGGCATTTGCAGCCACTCTTGGCGCGCCTGCTCCATGCCTTGGCCGGTAGCAGATGCACCACCTGTAGCGCCCATACCAACAGCGGTCGCAATTTTGGCGCCGGTTTCACCGAGCTTTAATGCTTTGGTTGCGGTACCAGCAAGGCCCGCACCTGGAATAGCTGTTGGTGCAAACTGGCCAGCCACATTGGCCATGGTCAGTAGCCAGGTATCTAAATCGGTCAGACCTTCGCCCAGCTGGATATCGCCTTGGTCGTTCTCGCTGAAAAATGGCTTTGCCATATCCGCTTGCGCTTCCTGCGACATGCTCTGGCGTGCATCGTCAGACCAGCCATAGAACTGTTTGGCTATGCCATCTGCACCGACAAAATCAAAGATACCGCCAACACCTGACAAAGCGCCTGAACCGGCTGCGCGGCCCATGTTGCTGAGTAGTCCGGGCTCAGATGATTTTACTGTTTCTGCAGGTTTAATTGAACCGTATAGCTGACTGGATGGCGTGTAGTTATAAAGGCGAACCATTGGCGGATCCTTTGGATATAGAAACAAAAAAGCCGCTTATTTGCGGCTCTGAGGCATTGGCTTGTTCAAATAATTCCACGCTGGCTGTGCGGCCTGTCCAACCTGCTGAACTGCGTCAACAAATTTACCGGGGAAATAGCCGAGCGCCTGACCGGTACGAGTGGTTGCAAGCTGCGCTGGAGTGATATTAGTTTCGTCAATCTGCAGCGGGTTGATATCGCCATGAGCGCTGTCGATAAATCCGTTAAAGAATCCTGGATTTAAAAGCCCCGGTTTCGGCGCAGCTGCACTAGCCGGCGATGCTTGGCCACCAGGCTGTTGCATTACAGTGCCAACCGCTGCGCCACGATCAAATGCTGCAGGTGCCGGCTGTGGGTTCTCCGGCTTGGGATCTGGTTTTGGTTTATCCATTTCGGCCAGAACATCGATGTATGAGGCATATGATGTACCTTTCAGGCCATCACCGAATGACTTGAGCGCCGGCAGCATTTCACCTTCCATCTTTGTACCAAGGGCTTCATGCTCAGCATCCCGGCGCTGATACAGCTCCTCTTTTTCTTCAGGCGTTTCAGCTTTATCAATCAGCCGGTCATACTTACGGTCAATCTGCTCACCTTCGCGGCTGAATTTGGTCTGGATCCGATTCAGTGTTTCTTCGATGCGGGCAACGCGGCGGGCTTCTTCCTGCGATGTCATCTGACGTTCCTGCAGGTTGTAAGAGCGGTCAGCATTGTTCTGAGCCTGTGTCGCCGCTGCAGCTTGTGCAGCCTTCTGCTCGTTGTATCGTTTATCCTCGACCTTGCTGCGCTCGTCACGGTACTTCTTCTCGTCGTTGTACCGGGCATCCTCGCGCTCTTCCTGCCGCTTCCAGCGTGCTGCCATCGACTCTTCGCGCAACCGCTGGCGCTCGGCCTCGCGGTCCTCGGCCATGCCACGACTAAGCAGCTCAGCCCCTTGACTCAAGCCGCGGCCAAAGCCAGCCAGTAAACCATAACTTGCCATGATTACCCCCGCGCACGCTGCAGCAAGCCACCAGATTTAGCCGGTTCTGCCGCTGGTTTCTGTTGCTGGCCCATGAATGCCTGAGCTTCCTGCACATTGGCGGAAAGCTCGTTTTGGTCGAGCTCACCAAGCTGCTCTTTGAGCGTGAGATAAGTGCTCATTGCATGGCTGGCCAGCGCGTCGGTCATTTGGTCGGTTACTTCGTCTTCGGCCAATGCACCGGCCTTAATCGCCAGAGCTACCAGTTCATCAGTGACGCGCTCGGCCAGCGCCAGCTTTACATCTTCTGTCAGCTTCATTTGCTTTTCGACAGTGATAACCACAGTGGCCACGGCCTGACCGATACCCTGCTGAACCTGCTGAGCATCGAGGACCATGCTTGCGATATTGTCACCGGCTTTACCAGGTGCGTGGATCACCTTGATGGCAGCATCGAAAGCCTGTTCCAGTTGCGCCTCTTCTTCTGGCGTCGCCTGCACTTCATCTTTTTGCATCGTTTCATCCACGGCTTATACGCTCCACTTTTGGTAGGTGTTGACGGTTTGCTGCTGTTTGGCAATCAGATCATCGAGTGACTTTAAAGGCTGCAGCTGTGGCACTGGGTTTTGCGGCATGATGTTGGAAGGATCTAAAAGGCCGACGCCCGGCAGGGTGGTTTTTTGGCCCTTGCCGTTCACGCCATAGTAATCACGGTTTGCTGCCTGCTCTTCAGCCTGCTTCTGCTGTGAGTATCCTTGGATCATCTGGCCGGCCATGTTCACGCCGCTTGTTACCATTGCGGCTTTGGTGGCGTCACCAATGTTGGCGAGTAAGCCGGGTGAGCTGGTTGCCGCGGTGGCTGCTTGGGTTGCGACAGGCGTTGCGGCCTGAACTGCACCACCGCCATTGGCCACGAATGTTTCCATGGCTTTGCCGGTATAAGCGCCTGACGTGGCCCCGATAGCAGCAGTTTGGCCGGTGATGGCCGCTTGTGCCGCTGCCTGACCTGTGGCGAATGTGCCTGCCGCGCCTGCTGTTGCACCGCTGGTAAAGCCAGAGCTTAGCGCCGAAAATGCCCCGCCGACATTGCCGGATGCCAGCGCACTGCCGGCCCCCTGCAAGCCTCCCCAGGCTGAGCCAATGCCAGCTGAGGCCGTGCCTCCACCGGCCATCGACATGATTGCCGCACCGCCAAAGTAAGCCAGCGCAGCAACTGCCACGACTTTAAACACTTTGGACTTCACGACCTTTTTCACTACGTTAGTGACTGACTTGAAGGCTTTTTTCACGCCTTTGACCAGACCGCTCATGTGGCCTCCGAATCGAATGTTGTTGAATAGATGCCGCCGGCTAACTTCAGGCCGTGCGCCTCATAGAGCTGACCGGTGCGGCCTTCAGTGTCGAGGCCCGTACTCAGGCCGAGCTGAATGTGCGCAATGCCATTGGCCTGGCACCAGCGGATAAAACGGCGTAAAAGCCAGACGGCTTGGTCACGGTGTTCCGGCGAGACACAAAACGCCAGATCCGTTGCATAGTGAGTTTTTGAAAACCAGAACTGGTCCTGCATGGCAATAAAAAAGCCGACAACGTGGCCGGCTTTCTCTGCGACAAATACTGCGTGCTTTCGGTGATTGAGTGCTTGCCGGATAGTTTTAGCCGCAAGCTCTGTGTCCAATTCGCAGTTAAGGGTTTTCGCATCAGCTATCACCTGCCGGCCAATGGCCAGCATGGCCGGAATGTCGGCATGGGTACCAAAGCGGATCATGGTTCCTGAGTCCCGTTTTTCCAGCCGCCAGTGCTACCGCCATTGCCCGGGTTCGTGGTTATGGGCGGGTTGTTCGGATTGCTGGTGCCGGTTGGTGGGTTCGTTGTTGAACCCGAGCCAGAGCCTGTGGCTGTGCCGGTGACCAGATACAGCGTTTCCAAAGACTTACGCTGTGCATCCAGCTGAGACTGCATGTACGCAACGCCAGCGGCTTTCTGCTCGGCGGTCATGTTTGGATCTGCCTGAATAGCGCCAACCTGCTGCAGATAGTTGTTGTAGGCAGTCGATACCGCGTTGCGATACTCAGCCTGTTTGCCTGCCTCAAGCTGAGCCATGAACTGCTTATCTTGCTGGTCATACTGGACTCGGGTTAATTCCAGCTGCTGCAGATACTGCTTATCCATGGTCTGGTTCGACATATCCTGCAAAATCTTATCCCGCTCGGTTTGTAGCTGCGCGCCACGCTCCTGCTGGTAAGCATTGCTCTGGACTTGGAAAATAAGCTCCTGCATCCGCTGCTGGCCCTGAGCATCCAGCAAGCCTGCCTGCTGCGCGTACTGAAGCTTTTGCAGCTCAGCCTGCATCTGGCGATTGGCGGCATTCTCTGCAGCGCTCGCGGCAATCTGGGTGTTTTGCAGGTTGGTCTGGTACTGCCCCTGCTTGTCAGCCATCGACGCATCATGCGTGCGGCCCAAATTGTTTTCGCCGGATTGCCATGACTGCTGCCAACCAAGCTGCTGTGCCTGGTTGTAGGTGTTTGCATCCTGCGTAGCGATTGGCAGCGCCTTATCTATCATGGTCGACAGCGCCACTTCGTTGCCAATGCTCGATGACTGCAGGCCACGACTGGCCGAATATTGCGCAGCTTCTGCAGCAGCTTTTCGCATAATAGGGCTGTTTGGATCCAGTAATCCAACCACGCGATTTTCAACCAACGATTCCGCACCGGGCGTATAGCTGAAATTTGTATTGCCCTGAACACCGGTATAACCGTCCTTGGTGAAAGTACCTTGCACTGTTGCAGCAGCGGGCACGTTCATTGTCGGGGCGTTCTTCAGTAAATCAGCGCCAACCGGCTTGTACTCAAACACTGGCGGTGTTGCAGCGCTTGTCGTGGTTTTCGCCAGTGCCGGCGCAGCAGTTGTCTGCTGGATTGGTGGTACCGGCTGGCTCGCAGTTGGATTCGGTACCGCTATCTGTGCGCCACCAGCTGATTGCTGCTGTTGCGCCAGAGCTTGCAGCAGGCCACCGCTGCCACCATTGAACCCAAAGCCCGGCTTATCCGGATTTTCATCACCAGGTAGCACTGAGGCAGATGCGCCCTGCGAATATTCCGGCGCAGTGTTTGACGCTTTAGCCTGAACAGTCTGGCCGGATTGGTCCAGCGCAGTCACCGGCTGCGTACGCTGAACCGGCGCACCTTCTGCCGGCACAGGAAAAATGCGCTTATTACCCGCCTTTTCCGGCGGCAAATAGGCAATATCAACCGCGGCTTTCACCGGGCTGGTGTTGGTAGTTTGCATGAATTGTCACCTCAGCAGAGTGCTGAAAAATTGATTAGGCAGGAGTACGCTCAGTATGGGTGAATAATAAGCTATTCATCGGTTTGTTCAACCATCAAACATCAACAAACGCACTACCGTTCCAGCGCTTTAGCGTCACATCTATGAAAGCCGAGCCATCCCAACGCTTAATAGGTTTCGAAACAAACGCAGCACCGTCAAATCGTTTGATTTGCGTACCAGGCGATAAGCCAGGATAAAAGACCCACCAGCTGTCCGCCGCTCCAGTGAAGCTGGTTAACGTTAAATTTCTATCAGCAGAATCGTTCACCCATGATGTCCCTGCTCCCGGCGCACCAGTGTCATCCCATTGAGATTGGTACGTGCAGTTGTTGCCGTAGGTTCGAATACCGTACAGCTCAAATGCCGCAGTGCCGGGAGCTGAAGATCCAACCTTTCCTATCTGATTCCACGTTATGTTTGTGATTAGTGAGTTTGCGGCGGGAGCAACATAAGGCCCGGCAATACGAACACCGTTTTTTGTTAAGTACAACGATTGTGTAGACTCTTCCCACTCAGCACCGTATCTATGGCGTTCATTGAGTGGAGCTGTTCCGGCAGCACTTTCCAGATAAACAGTGCTGCTGTATCGCCATTGCAGCGTTTGTGTTGAGACATTTATACGCAGCGCAGTGACGTTAGTCGTAGTCGTGCCAAGTAAATTTACAAAACCGCTAGCGTTACCAGCCAATGGTTTAATGTCAATTTCGAACCCACTAACGTCCGTGTTCGCAAAAGCGTTGATTGAGAACGAAGGTATCGAAATAAAGGCGTCGGTACCTTGGCCCTGAGTGGTCACTGCATGAGGCATATCAGACCGCCGTCACGTTGCCGTCAATACAATATTCACCACCACGCCAACGCATCCGTCGTGGCAGCCCGTTATTTGGTACCGCAAAAGTATACGGCCGCAATTGATGGACACCGTGCAGTGCTGTGACGTGATACCACTCAGACCACTCGCCGTCGTTTTCCTGCATCTGTACCACTATATAAGTGGGTTCTGGCGTGGCCGTGGTCAACTTCAGGCGTAACTGGCGGGACTCACCTGGCTCTACTTCGACCCAGTCACCGACATCGACCAGTTCAGGTTCAAAATATGCCACTACATCACGCAACGTCACGCTTGGCCAAAGCGGTTTCTGGTAAGTAGCCAGTTGCACCAGGTAGGCCTTTTCAGCTGATGCCAAGACGCCAGCGCTGACCGCATCGGTCAGTAGCTGCGCGACTTGTGGGTCGGCCAGATTGATGCTGTAAGAGTCTTCTCGCGCCAGATAAGCTGGTTGAATGGCTTCGGTCACTGCTGCCGCTGCAGCTGCTTGTTCAGGTGTTGCATTGGCCAGTCGGTTGCGTAAACCGGTCCCACCAATAAACGACTGCAGGAGTTTCAGCTGGCTGCCTTGGATTTTGCCAATGGCAGTTGCTGATTGCTGGCGCAACGTTTCAAGGATCACAGGATATGACTGGCCACGCATGGCCTCCATTGCTGAATTTAAGCTCATGCTGCTACTCCTGCGATGTCATTTGCCGGCTGTGTCACAATCCACAAATGCTCCGGCGCTAAACGGTTCAGGCGTTCCTGGCGCAAAGTGCCAAGGATGATTGCTGTATGGTGGCTACACCACAGCGCATACGGGTTATCCAGTTTGCGAGTGCCAAACCCAATGCCAACGGCGCCCCAGAAATCGTACTCAAGACCAAGCAAGCTATTGGCCCGAGTTTGCCAGCCAGGCGTGGCGTATGCAGTTGCGATTTCCCAGTTGCCAGCGCCATAGCGGTCTTTGAATTCCTGCAGCGGCGTTTTCACCACACCATCCGGATAGATAGCCTCGTGCACCACATCGCCAATGATGATGGCGACGTGGGACCAGCGCGACTGGTAACGTACGCGGATCGCATAACTGCCAACCGAGTGACCCCGCGCAAAAATTACTTGTACTTTTTGTAAGTCATCCATCATTTAAACCCTGTTTAAACGTCGATTTGATAGCCGGCAGCGACAAAGGTCTGCTGGATGGCCGGTGGTAACTCATGCCATTGCACTGGAGCTGACAAAATCTCCGCAGGGCGATTTGCAGTCAAAATGTTGGCAGCAACTAATGCCGGCAACGCGACTGCAGAATAAGTCGGGTCGTCCAAATCAACGTGTGTGGCCACGACCGCGGCCAGACGTTTATCAAGCACTCGCAGCTGTGCACTCGATGCCAGGGCATTTTCAAATGCCAGTGATTCAGCGGGTGTGAAGCGGCTGCGAAGGGCGTTTACTGTAATTTTGCGGCCGAGGTTTGCTTCTGAAACCTTCGGCGGGTCAATACGGATAAATTCACTCACTATTTAATCCTCACAAAATGGGCGGCGTATGAAGCCGCTGAAGATGTCCCGTCCAGTGGTGCTGCCGCTGGCAGACCAACCATCCATTTAAAATCAAAGGCGCTGACGCCATTGCCGTTTCCGACTTGATAGAAGAAATTGCCAAGGCGAATCAACACCATTCCACCGCCAGAGCGGATAAATCCTTGGCTGGCAAATGAGTTCGTTGTGTTGTAAGGCAGAACCTTTTGGCGGGTCATGTTAAAAGCTGTAATGGCCCAGCTACTGACACGGATAATCAGTCCCTGATAATTCACTGCGTGCTGTGGGACGTAAGTGGTATCCATGCCATTGGCACCAATCTCTTGTTGGGCGACTAAAAAAACACCTGCACTTGAGCGACTAATCACAGCACCAATCCGGTTACTGGTGCTTGATTGAACCCAGACTTCAAAATCGGTGGAGTTTCTTGCCGCCGCAGCTTGCAGGGTCATGTCCGACGACTGGTTGAATAGAGTCAGAGTGAAGTTACAACCAAGTCCTGCGAAGGTCTCACTGACGGCAATAAAAGGCGCATTACGGCTCATCGAGGTCGAGTAATAATTCCCCCACAGCATCGTTTGGCCGTTGCTGGTTTCCACAGCGCCACGCAAATCCCGTTGCGCCAGTGTTTCCCCATCCGCATTCGGTGCTGCGATATCTGCCTGTGCTGTCCAACCGGCCAGTGTGTCTGAGGTCCAGTGTTTGTTCAGAATGAACAGATGAAACTTAGTGCTGCCGGCAAAGACCAGGGCGTTCGCATCTGCTGACCAAGTCGGTGGACTAGATGGCAGTGTAACCACCGTCCAGTTGGTGCCGTCTGTCGACTTCACCATTTTGGTACTACCACGGCCAATCATGACAAACACACCAAGGCGCGCATCCCAAGTGATGGAGACCCAGACCGAGCCAGACAGCGCACCACTGGCGCCGCTGATTGTGGTGCCAACAGTGGTAAAGTCGCCAGACCAGCGTGTCAGTGATGTCCCTGCAGTATTGATGGCCACAACCACGGAACCATTGCTGGCAACACGCTTTGGCGTAATGCCAGCAAGTGCAGGCTGACTCACCGGAGTTGGTGCCGCTGAGGCATCATTATTGATGACCGGTAATTTACTGGCGTCCGGGTAAGATGCTGTGTCATAAGTGATGACACCGGCCCGCAGCCAAATCCCGCCATAAATATCTGTAAAACTATCTTTGTCTGAGAAAAATGGCCGGATCTCATTGATGTAGGACAGTGGCGTCTGCACCGGCAGCGCAATGGCTTCCTGAAACAGTTCATCGAGTGTTGTAGCGCCATTATTATTTGCGATGCGCAGCGATAACTCATTGTTCAGGACCGTTTCATCCAGAAAAAGACCACGGGCAGCGCGGCGCAGCCGAATGAGGTCAATGATGGTCGTTGCCGATGTCACGGCATTTAGCCGTGCCTGCAGTTCAGTTCTTAAGTTGGTGGTCACCGTCATGTTAAATCCCTGCCAATGCTAATAATTCAACGTCTGCGATGCGTTGTGTCAGTCCCGGAATATCCGCAATCCCGATGGACACGTTTTGCGTGCCGTTGAACTGCTTGCCGTTAATGGTCCGGGTTGTTTGAAGCTGCACGGCATAAGTCGCGGTATTCCCGGCGGTGCCGATGGCGGCATAGGCCGCCTGTAGGTTCTGTTCAGCCTGTTGAACTAATGCAGCTGTTTGTTGGCGTAACTGGTCGGTTGCCTGCCTGATTTGTTCTGCGGTCGCTGCAGCAGCCAGTTGCTGGTTAAATGCTTCAAACGCGGTATCCACACCAGCGGCTAATGCCTGCAGCTTTTGTAGATAATCGCCGCCTTTATTCGAAGCGCTAAAAACCACATTGGGTTTTACTAACGGCTCGCTCATCTATGCCTCCCGGACCACAA